GGATGAAAGTCCGCGCCGGGCAACCCGCCGGGCGGTGATTTTCGCGCAGTTTAACCAAATCTTAACGCCGGAACTGGCTGTCGAGGATGTTTAACCGTCAACCTAAGTGATTGATTGGCAAAGGGATATTAAAATTTGTTGGCTTGTGGCGTAGAAACTTGTTGACAAGTGACCCCGACTTTCGGCATACTGTGTCACATCAACCAACGGCAACCCGCCAACAACCGGAGTTTAAACCTATGTTCACTGAGCGCGAAACCTATCTGCAAGCCGCTTCTACCATGTTGCAACATTCGGTTTTCACCGCCGCCGGAATTGAACCCGCACAATGGGAAGCAAAAAAGTATCGGGTGTCATGCGGTTTTCCGCTTGGCTTTCGCGGTAGCCGCTCCGGCAAGTACGCAATCGGTCAAGCCTTTGACCCCAGTATCTCGGCTGACGGTACTTGCGAGATTTTCATCAACCCAATTCTCGCCGAACCCGCTCAGGTTATCGCTGTCCTCATCCACGAATTGATTCATGTGTTCGCCGGAGTGCAAGCCGGACACAAAGGCGATTTTGCTGTCATTGCCCGCGCTGTCGGTTTGGAGGGCAAACTCACCGCGACTGTGGCGGGTGCTGAACTCAAGACCAAAATTGACGCGATTGTCGCCGCGCTCGGTGAATATCCGCACGCCGCGATTGACCCGCAAAGCCGGAAAAAACAAGGCACGCGACTGCTCAAGCTGAATTGCGCCGCCTGTGACTGGACTGCCCGACTGTCCGCCATGCAAGCCAACCGTTTAAACGCTGAATCCGCCTGTCCCTGTTGCGGCGAGTCCGGCACGCTGAATGTTGACGGCAACGATTAAACGCAACCCCTCCCGCTTTCCTCCCTCAATCACTACTGGAGTTTAAACACTATGACAAGCCCGACCTATGCCCTCCCGCTCAACGATTCCGACCGCGCCACATTGCGTTTACACGCCGCCAGTATTGGCAAGAGTCCGGCGCAATCCGATGAAGCCCTCATCGCAATCTATTACGGCAACCCGCCGCCGTCTGCATCCTCCGGCGCATCCTCCGTCACCGCCGAACAGGTAGCGGAGCAATTGCGGAAACCTGTCACCGAACGGCTTGTGGAAGCGGCACGCGACAAGGTGCGGGAAGTGACTGAACAGGGCATGGATTCCGTTATCTTTGCCGCCGAAAAAGCGGCGCGGGAAGTGGCAGAAAAACATCGCGTTGTTCGGTTTGAAGTCAAGACCGGCGACAAGGTGCGCAAACTGCCGGATGGTCATTACCATTCCGTGTTCGCCGATATCATGGCGTGTTTAACCGTCCGTGAAAATGTTTTCCTGATTGGTGGCGCGGGGAGCGGTAAAACTACCGTTGCCGCGCAAGCCGCCGAAGCCCTCGGTCTGCCCTTTTACAGCACCGGTGCTGTTGGTATGGCTTATCAACTGTTAGGCTTTGTCAACGCACAGGGCGACTACATGGAAACCGACCTGTACCGCGCCTATGTGGGCGGTGGCGTGTTCCTGTTTGATGAGATTGACGCATCGTCCGCTCAGGCTTTGCTTGCGTTTAACGCAATCGCCGCAAACCTTCTCGCCGCCTTTCCATGCGGAACGGTTAAACGGCATCCTGATTTTATTATCATTGCTTCCGCCAATACTTTCGGCAATGGCGCGGATGCCCAGTATGTCGGACGGTCACAACTGGACGCGGCGACCCTTGACCGTTTCGCATTTATCACAATGGACTACGATGAAGCCCTCGAACTGGCAATCAGTCCCTGTGAGGAGTGGACGCGCTATGTTCAGGCTGTCCGCGCCAAAATCACGGAGCATAAGATGCGCCATGTCGTGTCGCCCCGCGCATCAATCCGTGGCGGTAAGCTGATTCTCAATGGCATGGATGCCAAGCGTGTTGCCGAACTGGTGGTGTTTAAATCCATGACGGATGCAGACCGCGCCAAACTGCCGAAAGTCCCGACCATCAAAATCAGCCGGAGCGTTTAAATGACCCAATCCACCAAGTACACTTACACCGCCGATTCATGGGATGAGTTTGTTTCCGACCTGAAACACAAGCCGCATCTGCCGGAATGGGAGGGCAGTCAGGCATCCATTACCGGCAAGAAAAAGTTTACGGGAACTGATTCGTTTAACCAGTCTATGCGACTGGCTGAACAAGGATGCCCGACAACCCGCGAAGCCATACATCAGGCATCATTCAAGGTTATGTCCGAAGCATTGCCGGAATGGGATACTGCACCTGTCGGCGTGTTCCCCTGTATCCCCGCCTTTGCCGCCGGAGTGCCGGAGGATATGTTCACGCCCACAGAATGGGGCAACCCTGTGCCGAAGCCCATCGTCCGCATCGTGGTCAATGTCACCGCATCGTGCAATGTTCCGACTGCTCAGATTGTCAATCGCGGCGCGGCAATCCTCTCCCTGATTGACAAGGTGCAAGCGACTGGTCAGCGTGTCGAACTTGTCGCCGAGTTTCATTGCACATCCGGCTCAGATACCTATGCGTTCAGCGTCACGGTTAAACGCCCTGAAGAACCTGTTGACCTTGACCGCATCGCCTACGCAATCGCTCACCCCGCCATGCTCCGCCGTTCCCTGTTTCGCGTCATGGAATTCACCGCCCCGCATATCGTGTACGGCTATGGCAACGCAACCGATTTAAACGACCGCGTATCCGGCGGGGATGTTTACATCAAGTCCATGCTTCATGGTGGTGACGGCTTTGAAACCCGCGACAGGGCAAAGACCATGATTCAGGCGGTATGGGATAAGGCGGCAGAAGCCGCCTGATTCCCCCGCTCATGCGGTACGGTTAAACGCACCGAAAATAAATCCTGTCAACCTATTGACAAAGACACAACTAACTGCTATACTACCACACATCAACTGGGAGAAACACACGATGAGCATCAATGAAATGATTGACCGCCACAACGATGAACTGTCAGCCGCCATCACCGCTTTGCCTGTCATGTCTGCCGACAAACTGGGCTTGGATGTCCGCGCCGGAAGCCGCCTGTATGTGGATGAGGACGACCGCGCTGTCTATTGTCGCACCTCCGACCTCCGCGCATGGGATTACTACGGCGGCATGGAATATGTCAAAGAGGGCGACGGGCGCACGACCCTCCGCGATTTTGTCCGCTTTGACGGATACGAATCCGAGCGTGTTCAGGAATGTTTTGAAGCCCTGAACGACACCGAATAACCATCTGTTTAAACTCAGGAGAACCATCATGCCCGTCACCATCAAAGCCCCTCGCGTTTCGCAGATGAACTCGCCGAAGTCCGGCAATCCTGTCGCCAATCAATTCATCATCAACACATGGGATGGAACTTTCTTTCAGTCCTATCAAACCGTCATTGCGTTGCGTGACAAGTCCGGCAAAATCACCCTCGATAAAAACTGGTGGGATTACTCGCGCACGACCAACAAATACCGCAGTATTTTTCTGCACGAAAACACCGCCGACACCCGCAAGAAAATCAAGTCCGGCGAGTACGCTCTCGCTGACCTGAACTCCAACCGCATTTAAACGGGGAACACCATGAAAGCCAAAGCCGAGAAAATATCCATCCGCATCGGGCGCACCCTGTACGAAAATTATCCCGATTCCCCCGCCATATACGGTTTCGATGAACATGGCGTAGCCATTGACCATGACATCCCGACCTACATCTTTGACCTTGTTCAAGCTGTACGCAACCAACAAAAGCATGACCGTACTGACCTTTTTTGACATTGTTGAAACTGTACGCATAAGTTTAAACGGAGAACATCATGGCAAGAAAACTATCTGTTCCGAAAAACTTTCAGGTCGGCGACATCGTACTGGTCGAACGCTCCGGCAAAGATATGCGCAGAAGCCCGAAGTGGAAAGGCGCATGGACGCTAGGTATGCAAGAAGCTGTCGGCAAGTGCTTCACAGTCATGCGCGAGAACAACGGCAATGGTGTCGGGCTTGCGTTCAAGGGCGCGATATGGGGATTCCCCGAAAAGTCATTGCGTTTAATCAAGCGCGGCGACAAGACCTACTATCGTACCGGCGACAAGGTTTTGATTGCCCGTCAAGCCGAGGGAACAAAGCCAAACTGGAATCAAAAGATGCCTTTAAACATCGGCAAGGCTTTTGTGGTCGAGGATGAAAGCGGTCAAGGTGGATATGCACCGTCAATCAAACTGCGTGACGATACGGGCGATGTGTGGTGGTACGGCTCAGACTGCACCGAACTCTACACCGGACAAGTGCCGGACGACCAACCGCAACCGCAACAGACCATGACAATCACCGAACCGCTCCAAGCATGGGAACGCTTCTAAGTTTAAACAACAAGAAAATAAATCTTGTCAACCTATTGACAAGAACACAACTAACTGCTATACTATTGCACATAACTCAGGAGAAACGCATGACCCCGATTTTTATCCACCTCAAGACCAACGGCAAGCATCAGGGCAAGCAACTGGTCGCCTTGACCGAGCGCAATGACGGGGAGTGGCGTTTCCTGTATGTGAACAGCGAAACGGATGAGGATGTGTTCAGCGACAAGGCATATCCATCCAAGCAAGACGCGATTACCGCCGCCACCGAAAGCCAAGCCAACCCCATCACCTTTACGGAGCAATGCGATGCCCAAGATTAAAGCACCCAAGATGAACATCGCCGATGCCCGTACCGCCGGACAAGCGTTTGAGATTTACCGCCAACAGCACGACCCGCGACATGGCGACACCGGAACATTCACCGACCTTGACGGAATCAAAATGGAATGGGGATGTTTCAATTCTGACGACAGAACATTCCGGTTTTCGTTCCGCACATGGGTTCAAGAAACCGGCGACCTGACCCTCATCAAATACTTTGTTTAAACGGGAGAACCACATGAAGTACAAGGGATACACCATCACCGAAGTCGCAAGGGCAAGAATCGTTTTCTCTGTCACCGACAACGGGCGTACCGGCGAACGCATCGACATCCTCTACGATGATGACTATCCCACCGAGTACCACGCCGAGGACGAGGACAAGCCAGTCGTACTGAAAGCCCCGACCCTCCAAGAACTGAAAACCCTCATCGACCAACAGGTAGTTTAAACATGAGCATCAGCATCGTCATCACCGCCGCAGATTACGAAAAGATTTTCAGCCTTGACCCGAACCGAGCCGTAGAAGTTTTCCACAAGCACATCGACAACGGCTTTGAAGACTGGATTCAGGAAGTCGTGGGCAGTTATCTGCCAAGCCTGATTCTTGAATTCCACACGAAGTATGTCCCAGTCACCTCCGAGCAAAAGGAAGTTTAAACATGACAGTCCAAGAACTGATTGACCAACTGCAAGCCGTTCAAGACAAGACGATGCCGGTTATCGTGCGCCGCTCGACACCGCATTCGGCAGACCTTTTTGCTCCCCTGTATGTGGGCGAGTCCGACCAAATCGAAATCGAAGTGGAAAAAATCTAATGACCACCGCAACCGTCACCGACATCGAAATCGAATCCCTTGTGGCATGGGCAAAGGTATCGTGCCGTCAATTCATGCGCGGACAAGTGCCGGAAAAGTTTTGGTATCAGTACGAACCGACCAAGCTGATTGAAAACGGCAAGCCCACCGGCAACACGCTCAAGCACAGCACCACCAACATCGAGGGCGATGTGCTTTACGGCGAACACGAATTCAACTGCACCATCAGCCGTGGCAAAGATGGCGTTTACACATGGCGAGCGTTCATCGCCGACCCGACCGACCCCGACAGCTTTCTGTTCCACACATCCGACATCATCAAGGAGAGCGTTTAAATGTATATGCAACATAAAATCATCGGAACGATGCAATGCGCAATCGCCGACCTTGAGGGCATCATGCCCGAACATGACCCATCCGGCGACCGCAAACATCCGGCATGGAAAACTCTCGATGAACTCAAAAAACTTGTTCATACTTTGAAAACAAACAATGTTTTGTTTTCATGGGAAATTGCAGATGTCAAAGCAGTCCGACCCGACCTTGATGATGAAGCCTGTCGCCAAGTGCTTGAGGGTTGCGATGACTGCCATGACGCAAGCATCGGCATGAACTGGGATTTGATTAAATCCGTTGCAGACAACTGGTATCCAATCTCAGACGAGGAGGGCGAATGATTATCATGCCGGACGACCATCAGCCCAGTCCCATCGAGCGACTGCTCGACTGGGAAATGGCATACAAGCTGTTTAAATATAGCGAAGAAAAAATTCGCAACGAGCCGACCAATCGCAATCAAGACGAGAACAATTATGCCTAAGTTTGCCTATTACCTTTCCCTGTTGCTTTCCACCACCGGACTGTTCCTTTTCATTTTTGCAATGACCTTTGCCTATCCGGCAGAGGTACTACCCTCCGCGCTGTGGGGCGTTGTATCCCTCGGCATGGGCTTATGGATTTCAGCTTGGTATGAGGACAAACGCCATGATGACCGCACTCCCTGATTTCGCCGAACCTGTGGAACTCCACCCCGACCTGAAACGCTATCTGTTCAAGATGGACAACGGTTGGACTGTTCTGCAACACCCGCTTGTGTATCGCGTCCCCTATCACGGCGACCAGTACGAAGCGCACCAAGCCAACTCGATGTATGAGTTTAAACGAAAAGCTATGGAGGAAGCTATTGCGACCAAAGACTTCAACCGGATGGTTGCTATGTACGAACGCCCGTGGCGCATCGAAGTGATTAAACGCTACCGCAAGAAAATCCCCGCCGACAAGTATCCGGAAATCGTGCGCGATGTGTGGACGGATTCCGAGAACATCTATCAGAACTTCGGGCTGTGGCGCATGATTCTGAAACCGTTCATCGGCAAGGATGTGTTCCAAACGCTATCCGAACTGCCGGACGAAATCACGGTGTACCGTGGTGGCAGTCCGGACGGATTTTCATGGACGCTCAAGAAAGAAACCGCCGAGTGGTTCTCGCGCCGGTTCAGGTCGGAGGATGACTATCTTCCGGTGTGGGAAATCACCATCCCGAAAAGCAAAGCGATTGCTCACTTCACAGACCGTCAAGAAGACGAAATCCTGTGGATACCCAAGCAAGTTGACATCGACCGCATGAACCACATCAACCTCATTTAAACGGGAGAAACACATGACTGACCAAAAACACACAACCGAATCCATGATGGATGAAATGCTTTCCATCCCTCCGGTTAAACGAGCCATGAACACCGCGTTCGCCGAATCCGTCCTCATGTTTGCCGTGATGGACATCAACAAGTACGGCGCGAAAAAGCAAGATGACTACATGACGCCGATGCTGACCGCTATCAAAGCACTCAAAAACGAATTCAGCGAAGAAGAACTCTGCGAAATGATGGCGGCTCTCGCCCATGTTGCCAAAGGTATGTTTGGCACTTCGGAAGTCGAAGCATGAAAGCCGTGGATGTGGTGGACATCATAGCCACCCATTCCTCTGCCTCCCTTGTCATCGCCATTCGCGGTGACAAGCGGAGCGCATTGCTCGGATGGATGCCCTACGAAACCTGTCGCATGAAGTTTGCCAAAATCAAAATGACGGTAGCCGATTGTGTCGTGCGCCGGTACGGGCATCTCTTTGCCGTCAACACAGTCAAGCCACCAACCGTCAAACGACCCTCGCCGACCCTTGTGACAGTCACGCAACGCTGATTAAACAGCACGAAAATACTTCTTTACTTTTTCACGACTATACGGTATAATGGCATAACACAAAGGAGATTGTGCATGACCGACATCAACATCAGCCCGATACCGTGGACAGTAAGCGCGAATGACGACTGGGTGCGCGTGTGTTCCGGAACAATGGATGTGTGCATCGTTTCATCATTCGGCGCACGACTCGCCAATGCCCGTCTGATTGCCACCGCTCCGCTTCTCTATGAAGCCCTCAATCAAATGCTGTACAGCAAGAAGCCGCTCGCCGAAACTATCGAGTATGCACAAACCGTTCTCCAACTTGCAAAGGGCGCACAATGAATCCTATCGAAACGCATCCGTGTGACGAAACCGAACACGACCCCAAGACCGGTTCTTTCGAGAATGTCGAAATCAGCCACAACAACAACACATGGCGCATCACCGGAATGCTCGGCTTTTTCGGATGGGATACGGCGACCACATTCCTCGTCACCGCCATTCAGCCGGTCAGCATCAGCGACTCCGAAGACCATGAATCTTTCGAGATTGCGCTCGACTACTGGATGAATGAAATGGGCATTCCTGTCCAGTTTGTCACCGTCCGAATCGGGGAGTGGGTAAAATGAACGAATTCATTGCCCCCACCTTACTGGTCACGATTGTCGGCTCACTTTTGTTTTTCTATATGCTTCACCACAAAGACGAAGCAATGGCAGAAACAATAAGTTTAAACAAACAAATTATCGTGCATGGATACTGGCTCGATAACAAAGAATCGTTTTCATATCGCGCTATCATCGGCGAATGGAACGACATAGATGACTGTGATGACATCAAGATTTTTTACTACTTCGACCCGTCAGAACCAGTCATCGGAACGCACAACAACGAATTCCATATTCACAGCTACGAGGAGATAAGCAATGGCTAATCGTTATTTTGTCAGTCCTGAAAGTGCCGAAATGAAAACCGAACGCGAATGGGTCGAGCGCGGCATTCGTTTAAACCAACTGATTGAAATCAGCCCGTGTATCGAAGAAGACAGTATTGTTGGCTTCGCCATGCACATCAATCTGATTGACCTCGCCAAGATGAAACACTTCCACCCCGTTATCGAGCATCTGATTGCCAAAGCAACCGCCGATATGCTCAAGGCTTCGATGGACACCGAAGACCTCGATGAGCGCGAAGAACTCCTGTCGCAAGCCGGTCGCATCACGAAGATAATGATGGACTACTACGAAGAAAAAGAAACCGCCGAAACCGTGACGGATGAAGTCAAGGAAGCTATCGAACAGGCAAAACAGGCGACCAAGCAATGACTGACTATGAAGTAATGCGGATACGAAACGGTTTGCGCGGCACTGGCGGGTACTTCAACCGATGCTACGAGATAGCCAAGAACGCATTCCTGTCCGGCAACTCGATAGATGCCGCGATACAAAAAGCCAAGTCCAAGTACGGATTCTAAAACAAACGCCCCGCCCTAACCGGCGGGGGCTTTTTTTTATACCCTGACGAAGTCGGCAATGTTTAAATGCACCAAAGGTTCAAAGTCCCCGTTCTGTCCTCGGCTGTTGCCGCCGACCGCCGAACCGGTGATGACCGTTCTGTCTTGATGTAAAACAATCCCTCATGCCACTCCACAAACAGGATGAAAGGTACGCCGAACATATCGGCATAGTCCCACCCCATCTTCCACTTCGCCGCTGACAGCAGAAGTGTCGGATAGGCGTTCATGCTGTTATTTCGCCGCTTGAACTCGCCCACAGCCCTTATCTCGCCGTCTTTCGAGATAGCCCAGTCGATGTGATACAAAGCCTCTGACAGCTTTGTGACCGTGTACCCGAACTTGTTTGCCACCGCTTTGGCGGCATCGGTTTCGTGGCGTAGGTCTTCCTCGGTTTCGTTTCTCGGTCGCCAGTTAGTCATCGAGAGGGAAGTCCCAGTCATAGCCGTCTGTACCGTCTGCGATGTCGGAGTATCGTCCGGTTGGGATGTCGTAATTGAGATTCACCATCCCCAGTTTCCCAACCCATTTAAACCTTGCTTTCCAAATGTGGACTTCTGTGCTGTTCCCTCGCCGATGAACCGTCATGCCCATGTCGCACTTGGCAAACCAAGCCGATGAGCCGCTGATGTGCTGTCCTTTCGGGATACCGCTATCAGGTGCTTGCTTATTCGGATGTGCCACAAAAACGCAATGTAGCTGATGCGATTTGCAGAACAGGATAATATCGGTAAGCATCTTGCTGATGCTCTGATGCTCGTTGTCGCCACCCATGTCGATGTAATTGTACGGGTCGATGATAAGACCACGGACACCGATACGCATGACGGCTTGCTTGGTGCGCTCGATGATGGACTGGACGGTCGGAGGCGTACCGTCATGGGACTGGAGGAAGACGAAATGCTTGTTGAGGAAGTCGAGGGCGTAGTCGCGCTCGTCATCACTCATGCGCTCTACCGGAACACCGGCATCGTTCTTTGCCCCTATAAAAAACGGCTTACCAACCACTTTCTCGGCGAGTTTAGCGATGTGCATTGCCGGAGGATTTTCAAAGGATGCGTAAGCATAACGCCAACCCTTGTTCATTGCGATGTTTACACAGATTTGGTCAATCAGCTCTGATTTACCTGAGCCGGGCAACCCGGTGCAAACTGTGAGCTGTCCCTCAAGCATCGTGTAAAAAGGGTCAAGGGTGGTTAAACCAGTTGACTCTCCTCTGACCGTGCCGTTGTTGTAAAGTTCCAGAATCTGAGTTTCAAAGTCTTCGGGGAGATACACTCCCTCCAATGGCATCGGCTTCGATGTCATCAAAGCATCTTTCAATGCCAGCGCACCATGTTTAACCAATGTCTCGTTGGCGTCTTTCTCCGGAAGAGTGACCGTCCAACACTTAGCCCGTCCGATTCGCCGCGCCAGTTCTTCGACCAACGCGCTCCCCGCCGTGTCATTGTCAGGGAAGAAAATAATCCGCTCTGCCGAGTTAATCAGGTCACGCGCCTCCCACACATACGAAAACTTGCCGTCTTCTGCGGGGTCAAATGTTCCGTCACTCACTTTCTGAGGTGCGCCGTTTGGAACGCCGATTGCCGGTATCCCCGCCGCCGCGAGAGCCAACACATCCATCTCGCCCTCGCAGATTATCAAGTCGGATGTTCCCGATGGAAGTTGGTCAAGTCCAAAGAAACTACGCGCCGCACCCTGTTGCGTAAAATCTTTCTTGGTGACATTGCGCCATTTGATTGCTTGGGGTTTTCGTGGGTCGCCGTAAATGAACCCAATCGCATCATGCTTTCCGCTTTCTCCGAAATACCGCTGAGAGCCGACAAGCGGATAATGCTTTACAAGTGACGGGTCAATGCCGCGAGACTTGAGAAACGAATCAACGATTGAATCATCAACGCTTGCCGGTGGGTCAACTGGTCGTGGTGCTTCTTTCGGCACTGAGTTTTGTTGCACTGTAAATCTCCTGAATGTGTCTTGCTTCACGGTAGAAACCGCGCCCTTTGCTTCGCAATGAAAACACTGATAGACATTGCGGTCTTGCTCGACCGTAACGCCCATTGTTCGTTGCGTTTTATTGCTACCTTTGCGATTGTCTGCGCAGAGGGGACAGCGAATCCTTGTCGAGTGCGTCACCGCCCTCACAGCGTCTTCCAAAGACATTTATTTCTCCTGATTACTATTACACTTTACTATTACACAAATAGTTATAACAGTTATTATTAAATAATTATAATTATAATACTACAATAAAACTATTATTATTTTAAATTAAAAACTATTGTAATAGTTCGACTATAATTTCCGCTCTTGGATTGGTTTTGTCAAGCCCCCAAAAAATATGTTTTTCTTTTACCTGTCGGTCGTTTAAATACACTAGACCTTGCATGGCATCGAGGATAACGGACTCATCCAAGTCCGGACGGCGGGTGGCGTAGTAAATCGTGATGGTGACGGAAACATCGCCCTCCATGAGCGGAGACAGCTTCGGACATTGCAGTCGGAACGCATCGTTGTAGTCGAGAGCCTTCTGCGACTTGATGAGTGCAGGACGGGTTCCTGCTCCTCCCTTGCGTTTAAATGACACAAGCCTACGACTATTTGCTTTACTTGCTGGCTCACCATACACGACAAATTGTTCTCGTCTTGACATAATCATTTCTCTACTGATAAACTGACCACAAGTTTTAACACAAAGGAGCTACAAGTGCAAATCGAAAAAAATGTCCCCATGCCGCCGCGTATCGCCAACCGTATCCGACTCGGACACATCCCGCTCGGCGAACTGAATTCCGGCGACTCCATCCTCATCGAATGCCCTGACGCAGAGAAAGACCGAATCATCCATTCGATTCGTGTCCGTCTCGGACGATTCAGCATCCGTAATCCGGAATTTAAATTTTCCAGTACGAAAGTACCAGAGGGCATCCGTATCTGGCGTAAATAATCCATCACCGTCACAGGAGAGACATGATGAAATTAACCAACAAATACGGGCTTCCACAGCCGGTCGTCACCGCCCTCACGCGAAGCGAATACTCGCGTGGTGAGAGCAACCGGAGCATCACGCAACTCATCGATGCTCCCCGTGTCCGAATCTTGAAGCAAGAACATCAGGAAGAACTCACAGAAGATGTCAGCGAAAAACTGTGGGCTGTCTTGGGAACAGGGGTTCACAAGATGTTTGAAAACACCGCCGATGATAATCACATCAGCGAAGAACGGCTTTTCATCGAAGTGGATGGATGGGTCATCAGCGGCGCAATTGACTTGCAGAAAATTGAAGAGGATGGCGTCATCGTCACCGACTACAAAACGACAAGCGTTTGGTCGGTAATCTTCGGAAAAATTGAGTGGGAGTATCAACTCAACTGCTACGCCGCCCTTGTGCGCCGCGCAAAGGGTCTGAAAGTCAAAAGCCTCAAGGTCATCGCAATGATGAGAGACTGGAAAGCCAGTGAGGCTGAGTTTAAACAAGACTACCCAAAAGCTCCCATCTTGGAAATCGACATCCCGATGTGGGCTGACCACGAACAGGACGCTTACCTGAACGGGCGCGTCCATCTGCATCAGAACGCAGAATTCACCCGACTGACCGGCTCCGAACTGCCGGAGTGTTCCGATGCCGAGCGTTGGGCAAAAGACCCGTCATGGGCGGTGATGAAGAAAGGCAACAAGAAAGCCACAAAAGTTTTCGACAAGCCGGAAGAAGCCCATGCCTTTGCCGCTCAACAGGGCGATGCTTTTGAAGTCGTGTTCAGGGCTGGCGTGAATACCCGTTGCGCCGCTAACTGGTGTCGTGTAAACGAGTGGTGTACCCAGTACCAAAAGTCCATTGAAAATAGTTAAAAAAGCTATTGATAATTGTCCAGACTTGTTGTAGTCTGGTCTTTCAACACAGGAGAAACAACATGGCAAAACTAGAAGCCCAATCGGGCTACGCAGAGGTTTGGAAGACGCTATCGGCAATCGATGTGTCGGAACATACCGAAAAGAAAAACGGTTTAACTTATCTCTCTTGGGCATGGGCATGGGGTGTGCTTATGAAGCACTATCCCGAAGCCATTTACGAATTCCCCGCCCAAGAAGTCCACCTTGATGGAACTGTGACAGTCCATTGCAATGTACACATCGGCAACTGTGTTCGTTCGATGTGGTTGCCGGTGATGGACTACAAGAACATCGCAATCAAGAATCCCGATGCCCGTAAAATCAGCGACACCAAGATGCGCTGTTTGGTGAAGAATCTTGCCATGTGGGGTTTGGGCTTCAACATCTATGCCGGTGAAGACTTGCCGGTCACTCCGTCTGATGACGAACCGGCTCCGGCAAAGAAAGCCACACCGGCTCCGACTCCGGCAAAGAAAGCCGTCCCGACCAAGCAAGAGGGATTTGACATCCCGACCGAAGAGGGCGCGGCAGAACTGGTCGTGAAACTTGTGGAATTCGCACAGAACTTCTGCAACGACATGGACGGACTCAAAGCGTTTTGGGTAGAGAACAAGCAATTCATCGACATCCTCGATGCGAACTACCCGAAGCAATTCCAAGCCTTGAAAGAGGCTTTCACTCAACTCAAAGATAAGTTTGGAGGTTAAGCAATGAGCAATTCAGATAGCGGACAAGGCGCACTGTTTGAGAACAATCGCCGTCAAAAAGACACACACCCGAATATGCGCGGGGAACTCACCCTTACCAAGCCGCTCCTCAAGGAACTGGTCGATATGGCGAAAGCCGGAAAGGAAATTAAGCTGTCCCTTTCCGCATGGAACAAACGCGCCAAGTCCGGTACGGAATATGTGAGTATTGCCGCCCAAGCGTTTGTCGAATTCAAGAAAGACGATAACGCTCCGGCTCCGGCTCCTAAAGCAGAGGTGGCTGATGAAGATGTCCCGTTCTAAGCCAACTAAGTCGGACAAGATTCGCGCCCTGATTAAACAGGGTGCGAGCTACACCGAAATCTCCAAGAAGCTCAAGTGTTCTTATCAGCTTGTTTGGACGGTAGCCAACAACGATGCCAATAAGACCGTTGACCGCCGAAAGGCAAGCAAGAGCTTACAGAAAGCCAAGAAGTACCTCGATAAAGCCATAGAGGAACTGAAATGACGCCAATCAACATCAACCGCTACCGGCTGTCCCGTGTTGTATGGGACAGCTTGCTTGACCACGCTTCACAGTATGATGCCCACAAAGCATTCCTCCGTGATGCCATGATTCGGCACGAAGACTTCCGCAAGGAAGCCGACTACAACACCGGCTCGATTCCTTTCTCATCGGCATGGTGCAACTTCGCCATTGCCAACTACTTCAATCCGGATGTGATTGCCGAAGTGGGAACATTCATCGGCAAGTCCACCGTGTCCCTCGCCTATGGCATGTTCCGCGCATCCCAACGGGATGTGGTGGCGACACAGAAAGTCATTTACACCTGTGATGTGTCGAATGACATCGACATCGGCAAGACGGCATGGCAAGTCCATATCGAGCAGTATAAGAAAAAGAACTCGTTTGAAATGTTCGGCGATATGCACGAAAAGAATGTGCATGCCGACATCGTGAGCATTGACGGTCGCCTCGGCGCAAGCGACTTTGAAGTCCTGTTCAATGTCACCACGGAACGCACCATTTTCCTTCTGGACGACTTTGAGGGTACGGAAAAGGGCGTTGCCAATGCGTTTAACCTGCTTCAGCACCCGAACCTGCGTACCTACACCCTCATCTACCCGCCGGAGCGGGACATCTTGACGAAACATGGGCTGACCGAGCCGTGCTTCACCGCGATGCTCGTTCCTCTGCCCATCATCGAATTCCACAATCAGTGACCTTATGACCAATCCCTTATTTGACAAAATGGTTGATGCTATCCGTGGTGCTGTTGCGCTCGTTGAGAAAGAGCAATTCGATGACGCCGCTGGCAAACTGACCGAAATCATCGAAGTCGGAGCAATTGTGAGCCAGTCCCTTGTTCAGCGCGGTCGCTGTCACTGGGAAATGAAACGGTACGACAAGTCGTTGCCGGACTTTGAAATGGCACTCAAGATGGAGCCGGACAATCACGACATCCAGTGGACGACATCCCTGATGTATCTGCAAGTCAACCGATTTCCGGAGGGCTGGAAGAATCTCGATGCCCGCTGGAAAAGCAATAAGTTCGACTCAGCCCGTTTAAAGACCTCAAAGCCAAACTGGTTCCCCAGTAAAGGCAAAGATTTGCTGGTCTGGAGTGAGCAAGGGGTTGGCGACCAAATCCTGTACTGCTCGATGCTCAACGCCGTCCGAAAGGATGTTGACGACCTGTTGGTCATGGCAGATGCCCGCTTGATTCCCTTGTTGGAACGAGGCATGCCTCACATCAACTTCTGCCCGCAGAATGTTAAGGTCAAGGGTATTGACTCCCAAATCCCGATGGGGAGCATTGGTGGACACTACATCGCCGTAGCGGACGACATTCCCCGTACACGGAGCGTGGGCTATCTCAAGTCCGATGCCGAGCGTGTAGCCGCGCTCAGGGCGAAATTGGGCATATCTGACACCGACTTCGTGGTCGGTCTGTCGTGGGAGAGTGCCGCACCCAAGATTGGCGACCACAAGAGCGTACCGCTCCCCGAAATTGCCAACGAGCTGTTTGCCATTCCGAATGTCCGCGTCATCAGTCTCCAGTACACAAATCCGTTTAAACAGATTTATGACTACGAGGCGGAGACCGGCAACCGGATTGAAATCGTGCCGTCCATCGACAACCGCAACGACCTTGACGGGCTTGCCGCCCTGATTGACTGCTGTGATGTCGTGGTGTCTGTGAGCAACGCGACCGCACACCTGTCCGGCGCACTGAACAAGCCGACCCTCCTCCTCAACGGCAACAAGCTGTGGTTTTGGGGCAACACCAAGTACACCGGTCCGTATTACTGCGAAAGTCTGTGGTATCCGTCCGTCAAAATCTTTGACCGAGACCATGTGCATGCGCCGTGGTCGCCGCAGATTAAAGCGGTCGGCGATGAAGCTGGATACCTTGCCCATCAGAAGCGGAAGCAACTCAACCCTCCGATGTCCATCAAGGAAGCGGTGTACGACAAGACGGTCAAGCCGACTTTCGTGTTCTTCCATGTCGGCGATGACTGGAAGATGCAAGACCGACTGGCAAAATCCATTCGCAGTACCATGCCGGACGCGCACATCATCATGCTTACCGATGCCGATACGCCGATTCCGGATGGTGTCGATTACCGGATTGGCAAGTACGACCGCACCAAGCTGATGACGGAACGCCTCCGTGCGTTTGCGGAGCTTCGTTTAGACGCACCGGCAATGTACATCGACAGCGACATGGAAATGATTTCGCCGGTCAATCCCACTGTGATTCTTGGCGACAAAAACATAATGATGTGTCGCCGTAGCTTCGGCATTGGCGGTCTTTTCAATCCTTATCAGCGTGGTCTGGACTTCTCGGAATACAAAGGCATGACCATTGACGAGGTGTATCCGTACCTTGCATGCGCCACCATTGTCCGTGACAGCACGGGCTGGCAAAGCATGTACGATTTGCTTCGCCTGTTCATTCCGGAAAAGTTTCATATTTGGTATGGCGACCAAGAAGCCTTGAAGATTTGCTCTCTTGGTCAAAATGCAGAAAAGGTGGGGTACATCAATGAAAGTGAATTCGCCTGTCTTCCGGAGCTTGTTGACGGAGTGAAGTCAGCCGGAACCGATGTCCGATTTATCCATTACAAAGGAGACAGGAAATGAAACAAGTACATGGATGGTATCTTCCTGACGATGATGTCCATTTCACGCAGTACCTTGAGGGTCTTGCCAAAGCCGGTCATCCGGTCGAGTACCAGCAAGCACAGCGGGAGGCCGCGCTTAAACACTGCGACCAGTTCCGCAAGGCAATCGACATCGGCGCACATGTCGGTCTGTGGACGCTCCCGCTGACGGCTCGGTTCGACCAAGTTATCGCGTTTGAACCGCATGCCCCGTTTGTCGAGATTCTGCGTAAGCAAGCGCCAAGCGCAGATGTGAATCAGGCGGCGCTCGGATGGGCTTATGAAACTAAATCCATGAGCGTTAATGCGGAGAATTCTGGCATCGCCTATATTGATGATTCAGGAACTGCCGGTCAAGTTAATTTGGTCATGCTTGACTACTACGGGCTGTCCGATATTGACTTCATCAAAATCGATTGCGAGGGCTACGAGTTTCCTATTCTGCAAGGAGCCAATGAAACGCTTCGGAACAACGATGCCGTCATCATTGTGGAACAGAAGCCTCACAAGACCGACCAGTATGATTGGGGTCAATACGCCGCTGTCGAGTACCTGCTGAATGTGCATGGCTACCGTGTCGTTGACCGTGTGGTTGATGACTGGATTCTCAAGAAACTGCCGAAGAAAGGAGCGTGACATGTTGACCGTGTTCATTGGTTATGACAGCCGAGAAGACATCGCATATCGGGTATGCAGGGAGTCCATCCTCAAGCATTCCAGTCTTCCGGTACGCATCATCCCGATTAAACAGGATGAGCTTCGGGAGGACGGTATTTATCTGCGTCCGCATGACCCGCTCTCGTCCACCGAGTTTTCGTTCACCCGATTCCTTGTTCCGCACTTGGCTGGATACAAAGGCTGGGCGGTGTTCATGGACTGTGACTTTCTGATTCGGCACGACATCTACACCGTGATGAAGTACCGCGACCCGAAGAAGGCATTGTTTTGCGTAAAGCACGACTACAAGCCGACCGAAGAGACCAAGATGGACGGCGCAGTTCAGCACCAATATCCGCGCAAGAACTGGTCGAGCTTCATGCTGTTTAACTGCGAGCATCCGGATACGATTCACCTCCGTCCCCGTGTCGTAAATACCGCGACCGGAATGTACCTTCATCAGATGCAATGGACGGACAACGAGAACATCGGTGAGCTTCCGATAAGTTTCAATTACCTTGAGGGATGGCACACCAAGAACGATTGTGTTGACCCGATTTCAGTTCACTTCACCCGTGGTGGACCGTGGTTCGATAAGTGGCAAGATGTCGAATACGCCGATGAATGGCTTGCCGTCAAAAAGGAGTTTGAAGATGACCAATCCAATTGATGATGATGAGTCCTACCTTGTCCCGAACAATGTTTCGGAAGAGTCGGTGTGGTGCAAAATCGGCAATACCGGCGAACTGGAGTTTGTTGACTGGGACGCTATCCAAAAGATTGCCGGTGAGTACGACTGCAATCTTCCGGAGAATCGCACGGACAAGATGCTCATCGCAAAGCTGATGTGGCTGACCCGTAAGCAAACTATCAAAGAATTCTCCAAGCCCTAATCCGCACAGGCCGGTCGCCTGTATTTAAACGAGGAACAATCCTATGCAAAACCGTAAGCCCCAGCCGAAAATCCACCGCGTCATCATCGGCGACCGCGACTTCTTCATCTACGCCATCACCAAGCAAGGCGCAATCCGTGATGTACTGGAATACCTGAAACAAGGTGCGCTGTGCCGTGTCGCTACCGGCGAAGACATGTACAACCTCGGCGCGAATGGCGGCAAGGTTCTCGGAACCCCTGTCCCGCTGGATGACAGCCAGCCGGAACTGTTTGGCGACCAGCCGGAACAGGAGGCTGTTTAACCATGCCTATGCCCGATGAAGAAACACTTCACGCCGATGGTTTTGAGGACGCCTTCATCGGGTATGGCGTTCGTTTCAATCACATGGTCTCTGTGTATGACGGAACCAAGTGCCTCAAGATACTCATGGAGCGCGATGGCATGAGCCATGAAGACGCCGTTGAGTACATGGATTACAATGTTACTGGCGCGTATGTCGGAGACTATACGCCAATATTCTTGTTCCCATGCCCAATTGGAGGGTGCGATGATTGACAACGATAAACCCATTGATGTACAGGTTGACCAATGGATTGAGGATTGTTACAACCCCGACAGCACGATGTCCACGGCGGCTAAACTGACACACGCCTATCGGTTGCTGACGCATTTTAAACAGCATCTTGAAAAGAAGCACGATGACTGACGCCCACCGCTCCTCCCGACAGAACAATCTGATGTGGTCGATGCTTCGGGACATATCGGCCCAAGTCGTCTGGCACGGGTTGACCCTGAGCGCCGAGGAGTGGAAGTGGGTGTTCTCTGCCGCTGTACGCCACCAGAAGATGGTTCCGGGCGTAACCGGGGGCATGGTCCTCATCGGATTCCCGACCTCTGGCATGTCTAAACAGGAGCTTTCAGACATGCTGGACATCATGGGGTCGTTCGGGAACGAACAAGGGGTTGACTGGACCGACCAGCTTTAGTACAGTTGCCTTGAGCGTGTTCCCCTCACGCTCCTCCGGTTCTGGTTCTCCTGCCAGACCGGCATCTCTCCCAAGTAGATGATGTGTTGGGAGGACGGTTTAACCGCCGTCCTCCCTTTTTATTCCCTGTCACCTTTCCCGAACGCTTCCTGCCGGTACATCGGCACAGTCAGCAACGATGCGTTGATTTGCATATTCAGTTGCTCAATCAATTCACGCTTGTCTTCGGGGTCAATCGGCATCTGCTCGATAATCTTGCGCTCATCACGGAGTCTGCCAATCTGGCGCTCAAGGGCATTCAGGTCGCTACGCATGTCAAACTTATGACCGTTCTTCGCGTAGAACACAGCCAGCTCTTCGTATCGACCTTGTTCTTCCAGCTTGTTCATGGTCTGCGTGATGCCGTCCACTTGGTCCTTCAGGTCATAGAACTGATTCTGAAGGCCCGGCTGGTTGGCGGTAGTGAAGAAGCGTTTAACCACTGGGTACTGGAACCACTGCAACGCGGGCTTTGCCATCTCTGGGCCTTGAAACTCGCGCACGGTGCTATCGAGAGCCTGTAAGAAGTATGCGCCTACGCCCGGCATGTAACCGCTGATGACATGCTCGGCTTTCATCGGCGACATACCGACTGCCTCTGCCGCTTTTGCAATCGCCTGATTGGTGTAAAAACTTTGTTGCTGTTCCGGCAACAGGTTCTCCATGTAGGTCGGAATGACAGGACGACCAGTGAACGAATCGTTGTTGCTGACATACGCTTCATATAGCGGAAGCATTGTTTGTGGCAGATTAACACCAAGCGTTGACTTAACTTGACGAGTCATCGACTGTACGAAATCTCGCGGAGTGTCTTCGCCTTTAGCCATTTCCAAAAGGCGTTCCGGAATCACTTTAAACAGGATGCCGATTTCAAAAGGAATCGGGAGCTTCATGGAGAAGCCCGGCTCGCCAGACGCGATATCGCCTTTCAGCAACGGGATGATGTAATAGTTGTCGCGGATTTCAGGTGAAGCCGTAAGGTACTCATCGTCATCCTCAATCATGGAGTGGTACAGGACTGTCATCGCGGTGATAATCGCGGCGCGTGCGGCAAACCGTTGGAAGTTCTTGCGTTGCGATGCCGTGCGCTGAACGCTTCCGGATGGGCCGATGTCGTATTGCGCTCCGATACGACCTTGTGAGGCTTGATAGAGCTTGTCCAGACCTTGCATGCGGGCATTCAGGAACGGAATTATGGCAGTTGCCAGACGCATCATCCGGTTGCCACCACGGCGTCCGTAGTTCATCACGGACAAGGCTTGGTACTGCGCCTCCGCCATGTTGCCGGTACGCTTCAGAACATCGTTATACACAGCCAAACGGGTTGCCGCCTCAGAACGCTCAGACAGACGACCAAGACCATCCCATACCGCAAGCCACGGCTTGTGCCAGTAGGCATTGGCTTGGGTCTGGCGCATGTGCTTCTCGTAGAAGTCCCTGACGCCGTTGCGGTCGAGGTTCAGGTCATAGTTACTACCGACCACGCCCAGCTTCTCCAGTTGCGAGATGTCTGCGGCGATATTCCTTACCGTATCCACAATCGGCACGATGTTCGCGCCGGTAATGACATACGCGCTCAGGGTGTCGCGGAACATATTGGCAATTTGATAGCCGGGGTCACGAATAATGATTTCGCGGAAGAAGTTCGCCGGAGCGGTGAGAATCTTGCCGAGGATGTTGCTCAGGTCGTACTCGCTGACTGGCAACATCGATTCATAGATGAGCGGGTCTTCGATGATGGCGGTATAGCGTTTACCCGAAACCTTGAAGCTGACAGACGCACGCTTACCGACTTGCTCACCGGGTTTAAGCAGATGAGCCAGACCGAGCTTGATTTGGTCACGAATGACACGCTGTTGCGCGACATTCTTCATGCCCATTGCAATGGCGGTATCGATATTGTTGGTGATGGCCGTGACCATATCGACATTGATGGCTTTGTCGCTCTTGCCGACAGCTTTAAACTGTCCAGCCGTATGCAGGCCACCGAACACCCTCGGATGAACAAGGTTGCCATCTTTGTCTTCGCGGTAGAACGGCACATAGTCGGCCTGCTTGGCCCACAGCTCGGCACCGGCATCATCGAGGATTCCGGTATCACGAAGGAACTTGACCGTGTAGCTGTTGTAGTCTTGCCAAGCGTTGAACCATTCCTCTACGACCGGTTTGCCGGTTTTCGGGTTGACGAACTTGGCGACCTCTTTCTTCAGCTCGGCAAGCTCACCCGGCGACACCGGGGTCAATTTGCCTTCTGAGTTTAAACGCTCGCCTCGGACTGCCGTGGCATAGGCGTGGGCCAGCTCCTCAAGGTTGCCGTACTCTTTGGTGTGCAACATTGCCATGATACCAATGAGTCCATCAATCTTCTTGCCGTTGTGGTAGAAGTCTTTGATGAGGGTCATGCCGTTTTCGTAAACAATAACACCTTTGCGCATAGCCTCGTTGGTGAATCGGCGGGACTGGTCAGCCATTTCCACGGCGGCAACAGCACTCGTATCAGCCAGTTGCGTCATAAATTCAATGTTCTCACGGTACTGGCGCTCAAGGCGTCCGTAGCGGAAGAATGCGGCCTGACGGAAGGAGTCCCACATGTCGCGGGAGTTCGGGAAGCCCATCATCTCAATAATGCTCTTGCCCATCGTTTCGTCCGGCGGGCGAGGCGTGTTCTTGTCAATGATGTCACGCGCCCTCGGACTGTAAATCGGCGTGTTCTTGCGCGAATACATTGCCTGCTCGTCCAAATCGAGCGTAGCGCCGAGTTGCGTGTTCTGAGCAACATACAGGGCTTCCGGGGATGCGTCCTTGCCATACAGCGGGACAGCCCCGGTGCCGGTTCGTCTGGTGTCTTCTTTTGCCTTTACGACAGCCTCCTGAACTTCCTCTTTGACATGAGGCTGAATCGGCTTTCGGGAATAAGAAATACGAGAGTCTTCCGGGCTGTAAGCTCCGGTATTCGCCAAAGCCGACTTGAGGCTTTTATTATCAAACGAGGCGATGTTGTCCACGCCGGATTCCCAGACATGGAAGCCGTCAAAGCCGAGCGCACGGATGTCATTGACACGCTGTTCGTATAAACGCCAGTTGTCATCATCGGCGTTTCCGCGCTCACGACCGGAACCTTCATAGGCAATGTAGTCAGCAATAAGGCGCTTCTTGAAATCCTTTGCGTCCTCCAAAGCAATCATTTCGTTTGCTTTTTTGGAAAGTCCGGGAATCGAAGCCCGGTATCCGCCCTTTGAAACCTGTTCGCTCAGAGCGCGTACATGCTTCGGGTTCCGGTAGTCGAATGCGTTTAAAGAGCGCACATAGACCGGCAGGACTGACGGAACATTTTTGTTCGGCAGGATACCAATGGCGAGCTTGCTGGCAAAGTCCGCGCTTGGTGTGGCCCAGTACATTCCGGTATGAGATTTAAACTCCTCGATATCGACCCCATACTTTGTTCCGTGGTAATACACAATCGGACGACCTTCCTCGTCAACCGTAGTGCTGTCGCCGAACCAGCGCCAGAAATTACGGATGCCTTCCTCGGTCGGCTGAATTTCGCCCTCGTATCGACTGCCTGATACGATGTCAAATTCGGAGTAAATGTACTTGCCCTCATTGTTCCTTGTCGGGCGCTGTACACCGTCAACATCGATAGTGTCTGGTAAGGCTTTTTGGGAGTAACGGATGTCTGGGTTGTATTCCATTGCCATGCTTGCATAGCTTCCATCAGCAATGGCATCAGCTATTTTTTGAAGATTTATTCTTGCGGTGTCAAAGTCTTTGTTACCAATGGCTACGGCAGAGTCCCTTGCAAGCCTCTGCATCTCATTGAACACTTCTAACTTTGAATGTTCCTCTGAATACTTAACGGTTTCAGGGATGCTAGGAATCTTCGACATATTTCTTAAGTCGATTGGATTTTTTAACCTTTCAATCGAACGCATTACTTTTGGCGTAACAAGTTCCAGCCCCAAATTTGGTTGCATATCAGGCATTTCAGACATGCGATGAGTTATGTCGCCAACATGCTCAAGAAGATTTGAATACATTCCACTGCTTTCGTACTGCTGATATTCCTGTCCGGCCTTTGACGGGTCTTTAAGATTGTAAAGCGCATCTTGCGCTCTAAGCATTGCGATTTCAGGAGCGCCTCGCTGAGACTGGGCAAGAGTTTCAAAAGCCTTATATTTACTGGTTCCGGGAACAGCCTTACGCGAGAACAGGACTTGTCCAGCGGCAATGCGCTCGGACATTTCCGGGGTGATTTCGATAGCAAATTGTTTTTCACTTATCTTTTCGTTTTGCAAAGCAACTTGCTCATCAACCCATGCTTCAGCGTCTTCTAAAGTATCAAATGATTTACCGATTGTTTCGCCGTTTAGTTGGACTGCCGCGCCGTATCGCAAGTCTGAACCGCGAGTAAAAGTTCTTCCTCTTATATCATTTCTTGTAATTTTATTAGATGAATAATCAATGGTTATGGTTTCAGTATTCTTTCCGCCAACCTTTTTAATTACTTCTTTAGCAACTTGAGGGACAATCTGGTCGTAGAATGCCAGCATCCCTTCTCCGCCTACCGCAAGGTCAACGCCCGTGTACATCTTTGAACCCCTCGGAGGAGTGGGTTTTGCTATTCCGGCACGCAAAGAATATTCGGCATCTCTTGCATCATCAAGAGACGGAAAGTTTGGACTTACTTTGAAGTCTCCGCTATAAACTGCAAAAGTTTCAAAGTCTTCATTTTGTTCAACACTAAGCCTATTAAGATTAATTTCTGGATTCAAGTCTTTTACAATTTTTTCTGCAAGCTCTTTTCCGACAGATTCTGAAAGTTCTTTTTCATCTTTAGCAAGAATGGTATCTTTCTTTGCGTAGCGTTCGCCTTGCCTCTGTTTAAATTCAACATCAAGAAGATATGTGCCTGCAATATTCTTTTTTGCTTCTATTTTTTGAATTTGTTTTCTTAGGTCATAGCGTTCAGCAGATTGCTGTCCATTGATGAACGCAACCTTTTTGTATCCCTCATTTTCTGCGAGCGCAAGGATGCGCTTGAGCGCAAGAGCGACCCAGTTTTTGGTTTTGGTGACGAAGGGGGCGTTTGGTATATTGATTCCAATCTCTGGTGCGGTTGCCTCTACCCACTCGTTTTCAACCTCAATTATTTTTTCGCGAATAATAGCTTCTTGAGCCATAATTTCTTTAAACAAAGCCATTTCAGAATCTGGCAAATCTGCGGCTTTATCTATAAGCGCGCTTCGCTCACGATTTAATCGTGAACGGTCTGCATTAATTTCATCAATACTTCGACTTCGGAGTTTTGGTTTGGAAAACCCATACCCTCTTCCTTCCTGCGCCCAGTCAGACTGAATCTCTTCGATGAACAGTACCTTGTCACCATTTTGGTCAACACGGTCGTCCATGCGGATATGGGCAAGGATGTTTGGCTCGTCCCAATGGGATGACTCAAAGTTATCTTTTGATTTTTTTCCATTTCTTTCGTTTGCGTTTCTTACATCAGCTTCTATTGATGCGTCTTCTTCATCAGTGGTGCCATAAACAATTCTGCGCTCACCGTCAGAGAACGATTTTTCAACATCAACGACATCGTACTCGCCTTCAACTGTTTCAGACGGCATAACAATATATCTTTGAGCGACTTCTTTTTCAGGCAAAGTCAGCAACAATTCGCGGTAGTTTTCACCGCCGGGAATAACTAAGTCATCCCTATTATATTGTACATCCTGAGATATTTTTTTAGGGTCAATTCCAATTCTTCTTGCAACAGATGATGGACTGCCTTCAATTTCTTTTTTACCATCGGAATAAACACCAATTTCTCCGTCAGGAAATCTAATGACATATCCATTTACAAAATATTTAGTCTCACTTCCAACAAATTCTTCGATATAGTCTCTAATTACATCATCACTAACGCCTTTCATTACATCCTTGACAACAACGCCGTTGTTATCAAGATAGCCATTGATGTCTTCTTTCGAGACCTTGCCCTCTTTCAGTGCAAGGAAGTCCTTGATACCGCTGAAGTCAATTTCATCTTTGGTGACACCGAGCTTCGGAGCATTTGCGTCCAGCCACTGGTCCCATTGCTTGGCCGTGGTGATTTTCGGAGACGCCTGTTCGACCGCTTTCATCAGCGGGGAGTAGGCCCAGTCTTTACTGGACTCCATTGCCTTACGCGACATGCGAACTTCAGCGCCTTCAAGAGCGGCGGGGTCGAAGTCGGTCGATACTGGTGCCGTTTGGCCTGCGACCTGCTCTTGAATAATTCTTCGCGGAACACGCTCTTGAGCCGCTTGGCCGGGAACGGTGGTCGGACCTTGTTCAAAGATGTCGCCAAACTTCTGATAGCGAGCAGGGAGCCGTCCAGCCTTCTCAAGCATTTGTTCACTGACACGCAGAGAGCGCACGGGGCCAATTAACTTACGGGTGCCATCTTCTGCTTCAGTGACAGCGGATTGATAGCGGCGACCAATCTGACCGCTTTCAATCGCGGCGATGACCTCATCAAAGGTTTTGAAGCCGTAGCCGTCCATCATGTTGCGTATCTTCTGGAAGAACCTGATGATACGCTCTATCAGATTGCGTGGCTTGCCACCGATGACGCGCTTGTCAACGATAAAGTCGCGGACCATATCGGCAATGGCTTCTTCGACCTGAACGGTCGGGCTGTCTTCAAAGTAACCGCCTTGTTCTCTCGGACGCCTCGCCCACTGGAGGTAGGTCATGTCCTTACCGGGCTTCTGCGTGCGAGACACAGCGGTTTCCAGAAGGGCATATTCTTTTTGGGTGAACATGTCCAAGTTGCGCAGGGCATGCAGGACTTCGTGACTCAGAACACTTTTGAGTGCGCTTACACGCTGTTCTTGAGTCAGCTCACCTTTGGGGTCAATGGCATCAATCGCCAGCATGATTTCTTTGAACGCCGGGTCATAGTAGCCCTCGGCCTCGGCATTGATGTTTTGCCCCTCTCTGTTTTTGAGGGTAATACCAAGATTCAGCATGAACGGACTCATGCCGAAAGAACTCATTATTTGTTGCATTTCTTCCTGAATCGGTTTCACTTCTTCCGTGAAACGGCGATTCTCAGCACCAATGACATCGTTCTGCCGGTTAAGCTCGTCCACAATCGACTGCGTTACCGCATCGTAGTTTGGGTCGGTCTTGTCCATCCTTATGGCAAAACCAACTTCTTCTTTGCCGAGCATGACTGGATTTCCATACTGCCAATTCGATGCCCGCACAAATTGTTCCGGGGTGTACAGCCTTTGTTTAAACACCGGAATCTTGGTGAGCTTTTCAAACTTCGGCAGGTTACGAACCCGGTTGTAGAACAGCTTCCGGTCGTCCGCAGTCATTTCTTTGAAGGTGTTGGCTCCGGTGAATGCCTGCACAAGCTGGTTGATTTCGGGAGAACCAATGTCGGCAACAATATTCTTGGCTTCCAGCAGGCGCTTGATTTCGCCCACAAGGCCTTTCTTGCCTTCCAGAATCTCGGACGGCATGACTCGGCTGGTGCCTGTGCGCTGGTTTAAACGGCCAGCGTAGCGTTTGGCTTCGTCCAGCGTTTTGAATTCGATGTAGTCCGGAAGCACCGACTTGCCATCTTCGTCAACGCCTGCACGCGCCTTTTCAGCGGCAGTGGTCTTGCGCTGGGTAATGACTTCGTTGGCTTCGCTGATGACTATCGGCTTGCCATTAAGGACTTTGGCCCCGTAACTGAGGCTATCTTGAATGCCAGATACGCCGGGGAGGGCCAATCTGCCAACATCACCACCGAGAGCTTCGCGGGCTTCGGATATGCCAAAGGTCGTGACGGCTGGCAGGCCTTCGTTTACACGCTTCAGATTGAGCTTCTGCGAGGCGGTGAGGCCAGCAATGTATTTCTTGGTGCCATCGGGCATCTGCACTTCAAAGCGACCCTTGCGCACCTCTTTGGCGGACGCGACCGCATCCAACGGGAGGTCTTCAATGTAGCCGTTTTCCGTGGTCGTGCCTGCGGCATCGTTTAATGCGGCAAATGTGACCCGGTTGGAGTCTGGGCTAAGAGCGCGGAATCCGTATCGGAACAGCTTGTCTGTTTGTTCGGGACTGTACCCTTCCGGCGAGACCATCAAGGTGTCAAGAATCGAACTACGAATGCCCTTGCTTTGCACTTCTTTGTTGAGGTTGCTCTCCAGTGAGGAGGCAATTTGAGGGTTTTCCGTGGTATGGCCGTATTGGTTGCCGTTATCGTCAACCACAGCGTACAGCGGCTTTTTCTCAACGCCTTGAGTTCCGTCCGGATTGGTGATGGGCTTTTCAACGCCCGGAAGCTCTTTGACCGAAAAACTGGTGTCGGACGGGAAGTTCTGGCCCAGCGAGCCAATCAGGCGAAGCGCGTACAGCTCGCCCAGTGCGGACGGCGTGGCGACAGCACCAAACGCGGACGGGGCATTGAACTGTTTAACCTCTTCTTCAGACGGCGGAGGAAGTTTAAATGCTTCAGACTGCGCACGCTGAGATGCCTCGGCAAAAGATAACGGGTCAATTTTCTCCATTACCCTTTGTGATGCCATTTCGTCCAGCTTCATGCGGAGCAGGGCGTTCTGACCGTCTTCCCATTCGCGGGCCTTGCGCTCGCGCTCCATCTCCATCTCGGACATGGCATTGGTGCGGTTCTGCACTACGACATTGCGGACCGCTTGTGAGCCACCGCCCAGCACTGCACCGATGGTGAAGTCGTCCCACAGGCTTTCACCGGTCGGAAGCTCCGCATTCGGGTTGTAACCCATTTCGACAAGGCTTTGTAGAATACTGGACGCAACCTCTTGTGAGCCTTCGCCAACACCAGTCTTGACTACCTCTCCAGCGCCGGTTTTCAAGAAATTATTAACAGTATCAAATATTTTCTGTTTTGCCGGGGCAGGAATATCTTTTGGAATTGCTTTCAAAAGTCTCAGCGGAGTGTAAGTTTCAAGCAAGCCAATCGCGCCACCAAGAGTCAGCGCGGCAGTTTCTTCCAAGTCAGAGATATCCTCTCCGGCTTCTTTTGCCTGTCTTAACTTTTGAGACTGTGTTCCAGCGCCGGAGCCTATGGAAAAAGTGGTTACGCCAGCCGGACCACCAGCGGCAGTGGCTAAAAAGAAAGCACCAAGAGAGCCAGCGCCACCGCCGAGCTTGGTTGTCCAAAGGTCGTTGTATTTTTCATCGCCTTTTAATGCGGACTGTTCATTTATGTAGTTAATCGCATTAGGTATAACCGACTTTGCCCACTCTTTGTTCTCAAGGTACCTTTCTTTTTGGCCTACAAGGTCAAGAATTTTCTCACTGATAAAATTGGACGATTTTGCGACTGGAGTTTTTTCTCCAAGAGCGGATAAGCCTTCAATTGCGCTAAGGCCAGTAGTCGCAAAGTCACGGGCAAGCGCAATATTGCCTGCTTTAATTCGGCCACCAAGAGTGCGCTCGCCGGAAAAGTCCCATGCGCTGTCCAGCTCTTTCGGGGCTTCTTCAGTCAGCGAGGCTTCAGTCGGCGCGTCAAATTGGTCGAAGAAGTTATCAGTCGTCTTCTGTTCTGGCTTTTCCTTTGGCGCGTCAAACTGGTCGAAGAAGTTGGTAGCCATGTTTTTCCTGATTGTTTACTTGTTACTTGAGATAGCGGTCTGCCGCTCCTTTCCCGTATTTTGCATCAAATTGCGCTTTCATGCCCGGATTCTCTTTCAAGGCCATGATTGCCGCTTGGGGTGGACTTCCGGCCCCGGCTGAGACAGGCGCAACAGGAGATTGGGTCATCATCGATTTCAATGCGCCCATGTTGACGGTCGGATAGGTATCGGCGGCGAACTGGAGAGCCTTCGGCAACGCCTGACGCATCTTGGCCTCGTAGGTCGTCTGCGGATTCGGAAGGCCCGTTGTTCCGGGAATGTCGTATTTGCCGGTTTTCGGGTTTCTTTGCATCCTGAGTTTTGCTTCGCCCTCGGCTTTTGACCATGCGGCCACTTCAGACGCGGACGGCGGCGGGCCAATGGCAAGCTCGACAGCGGAACCGGCCAGACCCAGCGCATCCTTGATTTGACGGGCCTCGTATTCCTTGACGCTCATTTCATGGTTGCGGAGCTGGATGTCATAGCTACGGCGACTGGCTTCGGCGCTTTGGGCCAGACTCTGCATCCGGTAGGCGCGTTCTTCGGCCTGCTGGGCGGTCTGGGCTTCCATCGTGGCAAGGGCAACGAGGTTGTCGCGTTTAAGCGCGGTCTCCTGCATGGCCTGTTCACGCTGGCCTTGTTTGGCCTGCAAGGTGAGTTGCTGGGCCAGACGCCGCTCGGCGGACGCATCGGTGCGACCCTGACGCATGATTTGACTGGCCTCATCTCCGGCGGCACTCAGACCGGCACCCATGTTGCCAGAGGCCAGACCGGCACCCAGTTTCACCAGCGCCTGCCCAATGGCTTCGCGTTTAGACGCCTCACGGATGTCCTGTTCGGACTGCCCGGCCTGCGCAATCAGCTCGTCATAGTTGATGGCCTCCGGCAATTCAGCGGAAGCCGGGTCGGTCAACATCTGAGCGAGTTGAGCTTGAGCTGTGGTCATGCCGTACTTGTTCTGGTACTTCGGCACCGGGGCGACTTCGGGCGGAGGCGGATTGGCAACGGCCTGACTCGCCATCGCCAGCATGTCACCTAGACCGCCCGGAGCGGCCTGATACTGCATCGCAGGGGCGCTCATGGCATCAAGGTACGGAGTGCCACTTCGGACTTCCGAGCCGAGCGGAACGACATCGCCACCAACGGCATAGCCCACCTGACCTCCTCTGGCAAAGCCTTGTGGCTGGCCGGGCGGAGTTGGCATCGGTGCGCCGCCTGTGGCGACCGGAGGAGCGCCAGCGGACGGAATGCCAGTCGCTGACGGCGCGGGAATCGGAGCGCCTTGTGGGGCTTCTGAGCCTCCCAGAGAGCCAATGCCACCGGTAAGCTGGTCTGCGATGGTCGGCTTGGCACCTTCGTTCTTCTGAGCCATGTACCGGTCACGCATGTCCTTGCGCCGCTGGATTTCAGACAGGGCAAGGAACGGCGGTATCTTGCCGGTGGGCTGTTTAACCTCTTTGGTGAGGTACTCGTCCGGAGCGCCCTTGACCAGATTTTCGAGTTCGATGAGATTCATGGATTACGGACCTCCGCCGGAAAGCGATTTGTAGAGGCCAAGCGCACCTAAGCCACTTCCAAGAAGCTGTTGCTCCGTGGACGGAGTTTTGCCGTAGGATGCGCTGGTTGTTCCGAGTTGAATCGGGGTGCCTTGAAGTAGGGCGCTGAGATAGGCGAGCTGTTCCTTGCCGAAAGCCTGTTGGCGCAGGAAGTCTTCGTAGCCCATATTGAGCGACTGCTGGCCGAGAGCCTGCTGTTGGTTACCTGCCTGCAATTGAGCCTGAAGCCGCTGAAGCGCCAGCTCCTGTTGATTCTGCCCAAGATTGCCCAGAAGCTCGGCGGAACCGAGGCGCTGTGCCAGTGCGGCTTGGTCGGATTCCAGACCGGCCAGACCGAGCATCGCACGCTGACGCTGGGTTTCGGTGTTGAACTGCTGGGTATCGAGCGAGAACTTCTCCATCGCCTGATTGGCCGCTTCCTGCTGGGCTTGTGCATCCATACCCATTTGAGCGGCGCGTTGCCGGGCCTGCTCGCCTGCGTTGTACTTGTCGAGGCCGAACTGGGCTTGGTTTAAACGAGCGCCACGGTCCTGTTCAAAGGCCTGAAGGGCTTGTCCGTAGGCCGCTTGGTCGCCGGTCGCTTGGATGTCGCCGAGCTGTCGCATCAGGTTGCGCTCATTCTCAGCCATCAACAGGCTTTCACGGGTGCCACCGCCCGCGCCGGACATGGTGGCCTGCGCCTGAATCTGCGGGGTCTGCTGGGCCGCGACACGGGTTGCCTCGCGCTTCTGGACATCCGTGACCAGTTGCTGGTACGGGTTCATGTACTGCGCGATGACATTCGGGTCGGTCATCGTCCCGGCTTGGAAGTCGGCGTTGATACCGCCTGCCGTGTAACCGGGCGTGAACTGCCCGGCCTGATAGTTGGTCTGGACCGCCGCCGGGTTAAACCCTGCCGCGATACCGGAACCTTGATTGGTGGGCTGAAGGCCAACGGTTGTTGCCAGCTCGGTCGCCAGAGCGGTTTGGCCCGGCTGTTGCAGACCGGCGATACCCTGCATGGCTTGGCCTTGCAACGGCGAGAACTGCGCAATCCTTTGGCCCGGATACGCCTCATAGGGACGCGCACTCTCATACATGCCCCTTTCAAGGAGGCTGGTATAGTACGGCTTTGCGTACTCCGGTAAATTGGTAGTTGTCTGCGTGACTTCAGACTGTTGGGTGCCGCTACTTCCGCCTTTGCTCATGGCTTAAACCTCTTCTCAAATACGGTGTAGGCTTTGTCGAATCCGTCTTTCTCAAGCCATTTCCAGAAGCCAAAACGAGCGGTAGCTTCTATCCCGCCGCATCCTGCGTCCCCAGCAAATCGATTGAGGACTTCAAGAAGTTTAAACACCCACTCTTCTATATCTTTCCCGCCCAGAAACTCCACAGAGAGCATCTTCTTGGCGGGGTAGTCAACAACGCTTGTGACGGCAACGCAGTTGATTGACTTGGTTTCATCAAAAACGACCCAGAGGTGTTTCTGGCCTGCGACCAGATTACCGTAGAGATGGTCCATCGTCCATCGACCATTGGACTTCTCAACAGCGGGAGCCAGCAGTCCTTCGACCTGCTCCCACACCATCTGAATATGGAGCGGAGGAACGAGAGCGACAGTTGCCTGCTCTTCGCTCATCCCATGATTTCCTTCATCGGCTTCGGCTGTTCCGAGGTGCCGTTCTTGTTGACCCGAATAGATTCAATCAGGTCATCGAAGAACTTTGCACCGCCACCGGTATGGCCGTCACCCGCCGCCGAAACGACATCTGCCGGGACAATGTACTCGCCCGGAGAGACTGCGACCGGACGACCATCGGCGATGGAGCCTTGCACCATGTCATCCATGCCACCACCGGGGCCATCGACCAGACCCTGCGTTTGAGCGCCCGGCTGGACGCCTTGCAGAACCTGTTCACGCAGTTGCATGAAGGCCTCGTTGCCATATTCTTCAACAAACTTGTTGATGATGGGTTCCGGATTCTCGATTTCGCCCTTGATAGCGGAAATGGTGCTTTGAATCAGATTGTCGTACTCGCCCTGAAACGGATTGACCGTGGCCTCGACAGCCGGGTCCACCGCACCACCCTCGGCGAACATGCGTGGCGGTTGTTTCGCCAGCTCGGTGCGCCAGTATTCGTCTTCGGACGGAGCCAGTCGGTCCATAATCGAGCCGATGTCATACGGGTCGGTTGCCGGAGTCTGGATGTAACCAAAATCCATTTGCGGAAGAGTGATGCCGGGGCCGGGCCGAATTGGGGCTGGAGCCGGAGCGCCACCACCACCAGTACCGCCACCCGTGCCACCACCTCCAGTACCACCGCCACCCGTGCCACCACCGGCATCCGGTGGGCGCTGGCCGAAGAACATGAACTCAGGAGCAACACCCGGAGCGTAGCCAGAGCCACCGCTGTACAGAGCGTCATAGTCGAAAGCCGGAGGGGTGTTGAGGACGGGACCACGAAGACTGGATTGCAGTCCAGCAGGACCACCATAGCCGCCGTAGAAGTTTTCCACATAGGCCGCAGTTGCGGCATCAGCAGGGTCAACTCCTTTGTTTTTAACAGAGTCGATAATGGTTTTAATATCACCGCCTTCAGCATAGTCCACCTGACCACCGGCAAACATGCCGTAGTCGGTGCGGACGCGCTCCAGTGCGCGGAGGATGCCTTCGCGTGCTTTTGAGCCTTCTGCCTCTTGCTCGCGCTTGAAGTTTAAACCGCTTTCTTCCATTTCTTTCTGTGCGCGGATACCGGCATTGGTGCCTTCGCCAACATAGAACGGAAGGAACGATTCCGGCTGGGTCATGTTTTTCAGGAACTGACCCGGCTGTTTCAGTGGAGCCATGAGTCCTTCGCTGAAGGTTGGCTTCGGAGGAGCAACATAAGGATTGTTTGCCGCAAACTGAGCTGTATCCACCGGAGCAATTTGAGTCATTTGTTGCGGATTCAATGCGGTAATTCCGCCTTCTCCGCCAACAGCATTTAAACCAGCTTCAGTAATGCCCGGAGGAAGTTGCATGCCCGCCGGAAGGCCAGCGGCTCCAGCGCCTTGAGTGGCGGTGGCAAGCTGTTGCGCGGCATCAAGTCCTTGCGGCATGTTAGATAAGGAATCCGTTAATGCGGTTCCCACATCTGCGGCTGGCATGCCAAGATTTCCTGCGCCTGTTACGGCATCACCAGCGGCACCAGCGGCACCACCAAGACCACTCAGCGCGGAACCAAGACCGAAGCCAGTGATACCAGAGATGAGACCTTGCTCCAAGTCACCGGTTGCCAGTGTCGTTGCAAGACCCGAACCAATCGCGCTACCTGCAAGCGTACCGAGTCCGCCGAGCATGCCTGCGCCAGCGGCGGCAGAGCCAAGCATCGAACCGAGTATCGGAACGAGGAACGGTAGGAATGCCTCCGGTTGCCCGGTGACAGGATTGATGGTGAGCTTCCCGCCGGGAACGAGAGATGCGATTCCCTCCACTTCACGCGGATTCATGTGGACAAGCATGGTATCGCCGTACCGGCCATGTGTAGCCAGTTGGTCAGCAATATGTTTCATCGGTGGGTTTTTCATGGCAACTCCTGTGGTTGCGCCAGTTTCATTGTGAATGAAGACCGTTTAAATATCAACGGGGATGAATCATAACAGTGCATCAAGTCATTTGTACTCATGTTATACCTCTAAACGGGACACATAGGTCATGGTCAAAATGATTGAAGGAATAGCGGGAATGTTCCCGGACTCCGGTTCCGCCAAAATGACGACAGCGGTGTCCGGTGACTGCCATGCCAGCTCGAAATAGTCGCCAGCCTTGAGGTCAAGCAAAAAGTTCCACGCCGGGACAACTTCGTTGTTTGGGCCATCAATAACGATTTTGGTTGCTGAATACGGCACATTCTGGCCGTTTACACGGGGCCAGATATACACATTTGAAGCGCCGCCACCGGTCTTGTCGAGCTGGGCCGAGAACTGGATGTTGTATATGCCAGTGCTGGCGATGAATATGCTGGATGTCGGAGAACCCCGGCGTATCTGAAATTCGCTGACAATCGAGTCGTAGGTGAACAGATTGACTGCATCTGCGACCGGGTTGGTCTGAGTCGTGGTGTCGTAGTACGAGGCATGCCCGACCGGGGCGTTGATTTCCGCCGTAATCGAGTTGAAGAATATCCTCAACACATTGCTGAACTGGTCCAGATACTTTTGCTCGTAATTGCGCGGAGCAACCGGAAGGTTGGGCGGGGCAACGCCACGAATGATGCTCATCGGCGACCATCCGGGCGGACATCAATCCGCATTGCGCCCATCTGCCATGATATGCCGAGGCCGTCAGAGCTTACCCTGAAAGACATCTGACGACCCCGGACACGGGTGTACACCTGACCAGTGTACTGTTCAACGGGAAAGGTAGCAGTCCGGGTGACAGTGGGACTATCGCCAGTGGTGTAATTTGAACCAGAGTTCTGTCGCGGTTTGACCGTCAGCGTCACTGACGGACTGCTACCAGTTGAGCCAACAAACTTCATGTCCGGAATGATGCGCCAGACGAAGCCCATGTTGTGACCGTCACCGATGTCGAAGTCTGAGCTTTCGATGTAGGCCTCAATCGGCTGGGCAGAACCGGTCGAGTTATCGTCATTGCCGTATTCGTGGAACATGACCTGATTCGGCGTATTGAACGAAGCCGTGGAGTAGGCAATATGCGATGCGGCGGTCGTGCCAGCATATCCGCGCACACAGTCATTCAGCGCACTGCCGGTCTTGGAGGCATACAGAATCTTCTCAGAGTCAATCTGAATGATTCCGCTTTCCGGATACGATGCGGCATTCAACAAAGTGATGGTCGTGTCGGTCGAATTGATGGCGCTGGAAAGGTAGGAGTTTTGCACGCTGAAGGCCAGCAACGGATAGCCACGGGATGAATGCTCGGACCATGCCGAACGGTTCAGGTTGCCGTAGGTCCAGACATTCTCCACATAATTGAAGATGACATAGCGGTCGTTGACCAGACTGTCGGCGGACGGATAGAACCACCAGACCTCATTGAATCCTTCGTTACTACCGCATGTGATTTGTGCGAACTGGTCTTTGTTGATGTTCTGGTACACATACTCACGCACCGAGCATGGCAAGGTTTCCACGCGACCGGAGTAAGTGAAAAACTTGTCGGTTCCCATCCAATACACCACATTGTTGATGGAGGTGACGGCATTCTGGGACGCGATACTGATGTCTTGGTCGAGAAGGTTTAAACCCCACACGAACGGCGGGCCGAGGTACTGCATGGAGTACGCGGCGGTATTGGTGAAGACCACGATTTCCTGACGGGTACTGATACCGGTGACGATGTACGAGCCATGCGACAGCGGGACTTCACCGGCCTGATTGGTGATTTGCGGAACCCATTCGTAGGCGTTGTCCTGATTCGACCAGCGCACCAGCATCGGGTTAAACGGCTCATCGAAGTTGGTCGGGTTGTACGGGTTGGCACCGAGGCAGATGATGAAGTTGTTGACCGGGGAGTCCAGCACCATGAAGGTTTCGTTCGGCACATGCCGCCCGGCGTAGCTTGCGGTAACGGCAGTCAGGGTGCCTGAGCTGGTCGTTGCTCCGGACAGGGTGACGGAAGTGCCACCGTTCCATGAGGTGGTCACAAAGGCACCGGACGGGATGCCGCTACCGGCGATGACGGCACCGGTACTCAGGAAGCTCGCGTCCGACACCACAATGGTCGTTGCACCAGAGGCAAAGGTCGCAAAGGTCGTTGACTTGGCAATGCTGTCCGCCTCAGACTCCAGCGTGACAGCCGGACTCCATGTGGTCGTATCCAGTTCCCAGAAGTAAATTGGGCCTTCGCGCTCGGCAAAGATGAGGTCGTCACCGTAGTTAAACATGGACCAGAGACGCATGGGAACGCCCACGGCAGTTCCAGAACCCCAGCCGCCGAAGCCCCACGGAGGGCCTCCCCAGCCAAGACCGGTGCCGTAGGTCGCCGTGCCAGCATCGATGTCATAGGCCGCGCCAACAGCCGCGCCACCGCCGGTTGCAGTGGAAGTCGCCGCCGATGCCGCCACAATGCTGTAATGGTCTGCGTCCGGGGCGCTCACGACTTCGTAACTTCCGCTCAGGGTGATTCCGCCGACAGCCGTGGCCCCAGCAAATTCGACATAGGTGCCGACAGAGGTGCCGTGCGCAGTGGCCGAAACAGCAACGAGCAGGCTTCCGCTGGTGGTAGTAAATGGGTTGTTGCCGAGGGTCAGAGAGCCTGCAAGTGGGGTGATGTCGTTGTACACGCCACCGGACTCGACATAGACCTTCTGGTTGGTTCCGACACCCATAATCTGCTGATTGAGGGTCGTGACATAATCCCACAGGATGCGGGCCACGCCCTTATAGGACTCACTGGAAATCGTGATGTTCTGCCATCCGCCGATTTTTTGCGGCATACCCCATCGAAAGCGAATCTTGTCGCCATCGAAATACCCACCTTCGTTTGCGTAGGTGGTGATTTCCCGGTTGATGCCGGGCTGGAATTCAAGTTTACTTAGTGGCATCCGAAACTCTCCGCCATTCGGGTGCGTTGGCACCACGGGAGAAATGGGGAGTGTCAACGAGCTTTATGCCGTTTCCACCCCAAGAATTGAGCGGGTGCAGGGATTCCCAGAAAAGGCCGAGGGGAGCCAGAGTGTTCTTGTCGTAGGTCAGCTTACCGTCTTTGAAGAAGTTTAAATCGATTGCCCGGCGTTGCAGATGCAGGCTGTTCATCGTCCGGCTACGCCCGGTCTTGATGTAAATCTGCTGTTGTTCTGCGGTACGGAAAAGCTCACCGCCTGTGACCACAAAGCCCATTTCGGTGGCCTTGAGAATCAGGGTCGCGGCGTGCAGGAGGAATTCGGCTTGGTCGTTGACGGCGCTCATTGCATCAGCCTCTTGATTTCTTCGGACTTCTCTTTGCTTCCCATCGAGCTACCGAAGTAGTAGGCGGTGACTTGCACCGAGATGGTGGTCAGCGCACCGAGGACATAGACAAGGATGTCTTTGCGACTCGGTTCGACCGGCGAGTTGTCGAACATGACGATGGCGAACAGAAGGAAGGTCAGACCGATGACGGACAGCGCCAGAACAGGAGTTACGATTTTGTTCAGGAGCGGAGCGGCTTCTGCGGTAGCGATTTTAATCTCGCGGTCGCGGGCATCCGAAGTGTCTTTGAAAATCATGTCGAGCTGTTGGAGGTCGAGCTTGTCGTATTCCAGCTTGAGCTTCAGGAGTTCTTCTTCATGCTCCATCTCGGCTTGCTTGAGGCGGATGATTTCGTCTGCCGTCATGTCCGGCTTCAGCTCGACACCGAGCTTCTTTTCGACCCAATCCTTGCCTTTGGCGAGAACTGCGTTTCCGACAAGGTTTAAACCATTGCCGAGCAGTGGTTTCAGGATTGCCGCGAGAACTGCTGGAATTGCCATTATGCGCCTCCGAGAAGCTGTTTGATGGTGTCGATGAGATAGGCGTATCCGCCCATCAGAAGAAGAATAATAGTTCCGCCGACCTTCAGATACAGAGATTCGATTCTTTTCAGGCGAGCATTGACGCCAGCCATTTGGTCTTTAATGCCTTCATAGCGCACAGCACAAATGTCTTCGTGGGCATTTAAATGTGTTTGCACTTCCTGTGGGGTGATTGACATCGTGCTTGTCCTTATGAGTTGTCAACTTCTGCTTGAAGGGTAATTGTTCCGGTTCCAACGATATTTCCGCCAGTTGATGCGTCCCATATTTCATAGGTTGCGATTGCCTCGGCGGACCGTACAGTGCCGCCACCGGTAGTTGTTACCGAATAGAGGCGAACGGAAGACAATGCGAGTCGGCTTCCCGTTGTTCCGAGAGTAAAAGCGCCTGAAGTTGGGGCGTTTACGAGAAGCCAATACGAGCTACCAATGCTGGTTGTTGTTGGGGAAAACCAGTTTGGCTGTGCCTGATTTCCGCCAGCAACCGTTCCGTCTGTCTGGAACTCAATGCTTGCCGTTGCCTGAGCAGGACCAACGCCAACAAGGAATTGCGTGTCGGTAAAGTCCGAATTAAGGACTCCGCCGGTTGGCAGAATTGGTCGGGCCGCGAAGGTCATTAACGGAATCCCTTATTCAGTGCCGCGTACCAGAAAGTGGTGGCCGAGCGGTAAGTAGCGACCAGCAAGTCCACTGAACTTGAGGTCGTGGACAAGACACCCGTACTTCCGCCCGACCATTTAAACGATGTCGGCCAAATAGCGGTACGGCTACCCACGCCATCTTGGGTGAAGAACCAGTTGATGGTTTGACCATCCCGTGGGTTGGACAGGACCGGTGCGGCAGTGATGTTGCCACTCATAACGGTGGTGAACACATTCGACAGCAGGCAATCCAAAGCGAGCGAAGAAGCCGCGAAGGTGAGCGAAACTGGGTTGGTATGGGCCGCGCCATCGACCGTGATGACGCCGGATGCGAACAGGTTGTCCACCGAGCTGGAACCGGCATTGAATCGACCGATGACCGCACTGGTTGTGTTCAGACCAGTGATGCTTGCGCTGGTCGATGCGAGCGTGGTGATGGTCGAGCTGGTGGCCGTCAGCGTGGTTGCGTTCAGCGTGGTGATGGTTGCGCTGGTCGAAGTGAACTGAGCAATCGAACCACTGATACCGCGAATGGTCGAGCTGGCCGTGGTGCCGATGGTCGTACCCGTCACAGTGGTAATCGATGCGCTACCATAGCCAACCGTGGTGCCAGTCAGCGTGGTGATGTTGGCGCTGGTCGAGCTGAGACCGGTGATGGTCGCGCTCGTTGCGGCGATAGTCGTGATGGTTGCGCTGGTGCCAGTCAGGGTCGGAATGGTCGCGCTGGTGGCGTTTAAATGAGTAATGGCCGCGCTTATGCCACGAATGGTTGACGATGCCGTGGTGCCAATAGTTGTGCCGGTGATGGTCACAATGTTGGCGCTGGTGCCGGTGATGGTGGTGATGGAAGCACTGCCGCCGGTAAAGGTCGTTGCCAGAAGGTTGGTGACGGTTCCGCTGGCGATGCTTGCCGCAGTGATGCTTGCGCTTCCGTAGCCCAGCGTGGTGCCGGACAGTGTGGCGATGGTGGCCGATGACGGGAAGGTCAGGCCAGAGAAATAGTTGGCCGCTTCAACGATGTCAACGCCGTTGCACACCAGAATGGCTTTCGCGCCATTGGGGACACTGACGCCGGTTTGCCCGGAACACTTCACGGTAACGGCAAAGCCACCGGAGGTATTGTTGTGGATGAAGTAGAGCTTGGTGCTGGTCGGCAGAATCAGGTCGCGTGCCGCGCTCAGTGCGCCTTGCAGGACCATGACCATGTTGCGTGCCGCGCTGTCAGTGCCATCCGCGATGGTTAAACTGGTTGGCGAACCGGCGCTGTCGGCCACGGTCTGTGAGACATAACCGGCGATGGATTGCTCGATGAGCGTGCCGATGTTGGTATTGGTGGTGTTTCCCCATGTACCGGCTTGGTCGCCAGTACCGATGAGGGTGAATTTCAGGTTGGGACTATATGTGATTGCCATGTGGGTTCCTATGCGGCTATATCAGACCAGTTGGGATTTTGTGCATCGATGACATCAGACCAACCACTTGGTTGAGCATCACCAACGGGCGACCATGCGGCAGACTGGGAACTATCAACAGCCGTCCATCCTGCGGATTGTGAATCGTTTAAATTCTGCCAATTCGCATTCTGGTCTGGGTTAATGATACTCCAAATGTTGACACTTCCAAGCATTGCAACAGCTTGGAGGCCAGATACCATCACTTCAATACTTATTGCATTTGTAACATTACCAACAAAAACACTTACTTCTTCGCCAGTGACCGATATTGTCTGGTCCAGATTAACCGTGACATCGCCAACGGCAGTGACGGCCTCTTCTCCGGTGAGGGCAACCGTGGCATCAAGGGCAATGGTGACATTTCCACCAGAAACTGTGACCTGTGCGCCCGTGACAGGAACAGCAACACTGGACGAGACAATCACAGAGCCAACCGATACGGTAGCCTGTTCGCCAGTTACGGTGACATTTTCGACCTCCGTAATGGCTACGGCTCCGACCGAGGCAGTCAGTTGCTCGCCAGTTACCGCCGCAATGGGACTGGAAGCCACGGTAACGCTTCCAGCGGACACTACGGCCTGTTCGCCGGTAACGGGGACGGAAACGCCTCCAATTACCTGTACAGTGCCAACAAAGGCGGTTACTTGCTCGCCAGTGACTGCGACAGTTGGACTGGAGGTAACGGCAACGGTTCCGACAGACGCAGTGACCTGTTCGCCGGTTACGGTAGCAATCGTTTCCGGTAGAGCCGTGACGGTACCGACAAAGGCAGTGGCCTGCTCTCCGGTAACCGGGACATTTGCGGATGATGTCGTGGCAACAGTTCCAACAGAGACAGTGGCCTGTTCACCCGTGACCAATACTGTGACGCTTCCGGATACCGTGACAGAACCAGCCGAGACAATAATCTGCTCGCCGATTACGGAAATATTTTCGGTCTCGGTAATGGAAACGGTTCCAACAGCCGTGGTTGCGACTTCGCCCGTAACAGTGAAGGAGGCGCTTGAGGTCGTAGCAACAGAGCCTGCCGATACGGTGACTTGCTCGCCCGTGACGACAACGGTTGCGCTTGTTGATACGGTGACAGCGCCGCCAGAGACAATGGCCTGCTCTCCAGTGACGGCAACATTTTCGACTTCAGTAATTGCAACCGTTCCGACAGATGCCGTCAGTTGCTGTCCAGTTACTGCAACAGTTGGAGATGATGTGACGGCAACGGAGCCAACCGATACGGTAGCTTGCTCACCGGTTACCGGGACATTGACGCTTGCCGATACTGCAACGGTTCCAGCAGACGCAACAATTTGCTCGCCAGTTACAGAAACGCCTGCTCCAATAATAACGACTTCTTCATCGCCAGTTACGCCCCAGCCCTCGAAACCCCACGGGACATCACCCCAACCCATTCCGGGGTAAAGGGCGGCAAGCACAAGACCGTCAATTTGAACCGTTACATTGCCTTCAGACGATACCGAAACGGTTCCAGCAGACACAACGGCTTGTTCGCCAGTTACTGAAACATTCTCTACCTCAGTAATTGCGACCGTTCCAACAAAGGCAGTGACTACCTCTCCGGTAACCAAAACAATTTCGACTTCCGTTATGGAAACGGTGCCATTAGAGGCCACCAGTTGCTCGCCAGTGACCAGAACAGTCGTTGACGAAGAAACGGCAACGGTTCCAGCGGATACGGTAGCCTGCTCTCCAGTAACCGAAATATTCTCAACTTCAGTAATTTCGACCGAGCCAACAGAAACAGTAGCCTGTTCGCCGGTTACTGTGACAAGGGGAGACGATATTACGGCAACCGTGCCAGCGGAGGCGTTTAACTGCTCTCCGGTAACGGATACGGTTGCGGAAGATATAGCGGTTACGGTTCCGACCGAAACAGTAACTTGTTCGCCAGTAACCACAACGGTCGGCGAAGACAAGACCGTTACAGTACCAACGGAAGCGTTTAACTGCTCTCCAGTGACGAGGACAAGCGGGGACGACAAGACGGAAACGGTTCCAGCAGATGCGGTGACCTGCTCGCCTGTAACTGCAACATTCTCGACTTCAGTAATGGTGACGGAGCCAGCAGACACCGTGACCTGTTCACCAGTTACGGTAACAGTCGGGGACGATGTGACTGCGACAGAGCCAGCAGATACAGTGACCTGCTCGCCAGTGACTAGAACCGTTGCGCTTGATACAACGGCAACCGTTCCGACAGAGACAGTGGCTTGTTCGCCGGTGACCAGAGTGGTGGCCGATGTTGAGGCAACAACCGTTCCGACAGATGAAGTTACTTGTTCGCCAGTAACGAGAATGGTCGTGCTTGATGTTTCAACAGTATCACCAACAAAAACGGTAATCTGTTCGCCCGTGACGGGGACTGTAACGCTGGACGATACAATGACAGAGCCTGCGGATACGGTGACTTGCTCGCCCGTGACCGCGACATTCTCGACCTCAGTAATCGTGACAGTGCCTGCCGAGACAGCAATCTGTTCTCCTGTAACCGGGACAGTGACGCTTCCAGACACGGTGACAGTGCCTGCGGAGACCGTAATCTGTTCTCCGGTGACAGCGACATTCTCAACTTCGGTAATGGTGACAGTGCCACCAGATACCGTGATTTGTTCGCCGGTAACGGCAACGGTCGGAGAAGACACGACAGTGACGGTGCCGATAGCGACAGTAATTTGCTCGCCCGTGACAGCGACAGTGGGGCTTGAGGTAACGGTGACAGAGCCTGCCGAAACCGTGATTTGCTCTCCAGTGACAGCCACAGTCGGAGAGGAGGTGACGGTAACCGTTCCGGCAGAGACGGTGACTTGTTCCCCGGTGACGGTAGCGATGGTGACAGGTAGGACCGTGACGGTGCCGCCTGAGACCGTAATCTGCTCGCCAGTGACCGGGACATTGGCTCCGGCATCGATGACAACGACTTCTTCGTCCCCGGTGACGCCCCAGCCCTCAAAGCCCCACGGCACATCGCCCCAGCCCATGCCGGGGTAGAGCGTGGCCGCGACTTCGCCCGTGACGGCAACAATGATGGAGGTGGCGGTATCGACCGTGACGGTGCCGACCGAAGCGTTTAACTGTTCTCCAGTGACGGATACCGTTGCATTAGAGACAACAGTGACAGTGCCGACAAAGGCAGTAATTTGCTCGCCGGTAACAGAGACATTGGCGCTGGTCGTGACCGTGACGGTTCCGACCGCAACCGTGATTTGCTCGCCCGTGACTGGCACATCGATATTGCTCCCGCCACCAGTGGTGACGAGAGTGACATCGAACCAATACTCAATAGGAGCGGCACCAAACCATCCAGTGACTATCAGCTCATCTGAGAAAAAGCCAACTGGATTTGCCATGACTTAACTCACTGCGGCGTAGAGCATTGCTGTACCTACTGCGGTAATGGCGGCGGCAGGGTTGGGGAGCGTGGTGGTGAGGCCGGTGGTCGAAGTACCGTAGATGATAGGCGCGGCGGCGTTGAGTTGACCGCCAGTTCGGGTAACACCGCCCTTGATGGTGGCGATGGTGGTCGCGGTCTGCAACAGGCCGATGTAATACAGGCCCGAAGTCTGGATGCGATACGGTGAGGTCATCGCAAGCGTTTTTTGAGTGTTCGCCGCCCATGCGTTGGTGGTGTCATTGGCCGACTGCGCCAATAGGTTGCGGTTGCTATCGTACAGGGCAAAGAACTTGTTGGTCGGCGTGCCTGCGGCGGTGGTCGCAGAGAAGAAAGTGATGTTGCTCACCAGTTGTCCTGCGGTCAGGTAAATGGCGGTCATGGTCAGCGTGCCGGATGCGCCAGCGGTGGTGTTGATTTCCGGACACAGTTGACGCGGAATGGTCTCGGCGATGGTGCCGGTAAGACCCAGATTGGCACTCGGCGGAGCGGTGTATGCGTAGTCCGCGCCCTGTGCGTCATGGTGATGGGGGTCACCATTTTCATCCATCGTCAAGTTTTCATTCTGGAGCAAGGTGCAACTAAACAACTCCGAGCTGGTGGTTCCGTCAAAATGCTGGATACTGATAGTCGTTGGAGTCGAGCTGAGATTCGACAACGCAAGCATTTTCACATTGCGTTGTGTGGACGCGCCCGGAGACGCCACAATGGTCGTGGTCGTTGCCGTGGTAATTGCAGGCGTGTTGGTACGCCCCGGAGTAATGACTCCAGAGGCGTTATCAACCCACGATGCGTGTACCTGTACGCTCGCGGCGGAACCGGTGACGACACGAATGATGTCGCTGGTAGAGGTCAGCAAAAGCATGGCGGACCCCCGTTATGCGATTCGGATGATGGCGTTCGATGCGTCTGCGACTGGGAATTGGATGGTGAAGGTGCCGCTGGTCACAGTCTTGGTGCCGCCGAAGTTCAATACCAGAGCCGATTTATTGGCATTGGTGGCATTGTAAATCAGTGCGCCGTCCGCCGAGAACGAGGCCGAGGTCCAACTGATGTCATCGAAGTCCAGAAGGGCGGTTGCGCCGCTCAGTGTCGGAACTTGCGAAATCGTCAGCGTCTTGCCCAGCGCGGTGTAGCCAGTCGCCGTGGGAACTTCGTTGGCCGAAGTGTAGGCAGTGGTGGTCGGGCCGAGGGTCGCCGAGGTGGTGTACAGGGCAATGACAAACTTGTCCTGCGTGTTCAGGGTCAGGGCGCGGTTGGTGGTGTTGAAGTTCATGCCGCCGCTCAGGAGGTCGGTCTTGAACGAGGAAGTGATGGATTGCGAAATGGGCATTTCAATGCTCCTTAAAGGTTTTGGACAAACTCAGCGGCATCGCCGAGACCAGCTTCAATCAGCTTATTGTAAACAGTGGTGCGTTCATTGACTTGGGCTTCCTTGAGATAGGAAATCAAAAGCCGATGAATCTCCGCTTTATATGCAAGAGCTTGGTCACGAACTTCCGGGGCGCTCTCGTTGCCCACGAAGATAATTTTGTCGATGGCCCGGTCAGCAATCTCTTCGGCGGTAAAGCCGCGATTTTCTGCCACGAACACATTTACAGTTCCAACACTGCCAAATCCAGATTCACCTTTCATTGTACGGGTACCCTCAATTGTCCACTACGGTAAGCATCTCTACGGTCCTTGCCATCGCCAAGCTGTTTAAGCAGGTTCAGCGCCTCAAGGTACTTGTTTTCGTAATAGGACGCTATATCAGACTCGCCTTTCTGGTAGATATAGGCCTCACGAAGACAACCATATAATAACACCGACTCGAAGTTGTCTCCAAGCCAAGTCGTACCGGCAGTAACGATGGATTCCGGGTAGTAGTAATAGTGCATTTCAACCCCATAAGACAGGTCCGGGGTCGGTCCAATAATCAGCGTGTCGTCATCAAAAATGGCGTAATACTGGGGCGCTCCGGTAGCCGATGGGGTCGGATAGCACTCCCGAATGAAGTTGACATCTTTGTTGATGAGGAAGGTTTGGGCTTCCGTCACCGGGGTAATCACGGCCAGCGAGAAGGCGGCAAGCCAATCGCTCGGCAGGGACAGGTATTTGTTCCCAGAGGTCATGGTGCCGGTCACATTCTTTCGGATGGCTGGGAGCTGAACCGTATTGTAGATGCGCTCTTCCGCGACCTGTACGAAGGTCGGGATGTTCGCCACAAACGAGGCCTCAGTGGTCTCGCAGTAGTCTTGAATGAGTTGAGAGAGCTGTGCGTAGTTCATCGTTTAAACTCAGGTTATTACAACAGTAATGTCGCCCATTTCGACCGCCATGTCCAGTTCATTCGGCGTCAGCTCACTGCCATAGGCCTGAGCGCCACCAACGGGGTTCCAGCCCCACTGAATCTGCCGACTGCCATCCGCGCCTTCATTGCCGGGGGCGTAGTAGGTCGTATCAGGCCGGGCGTTCCGCAAAGCCTGTGGGTCATTGGTGTCTATCTTGCCCAACTGGAGCTGGGGCTGGTCGGGGTCCCAACAAGCGTCACAGACCCGGATACTGGTCGGGAACTGGTTCACAACAATGACGCGCATGGTGTTTAAACTGTCAACGCGCTGTCCGCACCGGTCACAGAATCCATGAGCGTATTTGCCGGACGAAAAGGCCGTCATTTAGCACCTACGCCCGATGCTTCCAATCTGTGGCACAAAATGGGAAGAGGCCTTGTCACGGTCTTCGCCAGAGGCCATTTCCCACTGCTCATCGTATATTTGCTTCAGCATGCCCACCCGGTCGGTCGCTTCCGGCTTCTTCATGGCGATGTAGTACGCCAGACCGGCTACCAGCACCGGCAGGAAACGCGCTGGGACATCGATGGTGTTCGCACCGCCCGCGCCGACATCTTGGATGCGCCGGATGTACCAGTACGCCAGCGTATAGGTCTGGGTGCCATCTGGGACCGGCCAGAGGTAAATCACCGGGCGTTCGCGCTGTCGGTCCACATAGATTTGCAGGGGAAGACCCTGCATGTTCTTGTTGGTGATGTGCGCGTAGTCCGAGACCGAGATTCGGGTCATGGTGTAGTCGGACTGATTGGGCGTGCTTCCATCGTTTAAACGAATCTGATGTTCAATTAGGTCGATGGTGTCATCCGGCATGTCGTAGGTGGTCTGGCCTGCAACGAGGGTCAATGTGGCCGATTCAACGGTCCACAGATTGATGCCCCGGTTCTGCCATTCCTGAGCCATGAAGTTCATGGAACGGCGAGCCGTTCTGAGGTCGTAACCGCTCCTCAGTTCCAGCCCGGCACGCTCATACGCTTCCTCGACAAGCTCCGAGAATTCCGGGTTGAAGGTCGCCGTTCCACTGGTCGCCATTAGCGTTTACCTTTGGCCTTCGGCTTGGATTTGCCCTTGCCCATCGACTTGGCTTCAGCTTCTTCGTGCTTAATCATGGACTTCGGAGCGCCTTTTTTCTTGAAGAAGGCGATTTCCTTTTTCATCATTGCTTTGGATTCTTTTGCCATAAATCACCTCGTTAGATGTTGCGGCCTTTGGTGCGGCCTTTGATTGCACAGCCGTCAACGCGGCCACCGTGTTTAAACTTCTGAACACCGGCATTGGCGACATCAGATGCCACCTCTTCCGATACCGGCTTCTTTTTGCCTTTGCCGAGCTTGGACATGAGGCCAAGAGCGCCGCCCATGTCGCCAAAAGCGCCGCGTCCGGAGATTGCACCGTACAGCGGGGAAATCGTACCCAACAGGTCTTTGCCTTTCATTTGTTCTTTCCTTTGGTCATGCCGCGAGTGGCACAGCCGTCAATTTTACCGCCTTTCTTGTAACCACCACCCGGACCGACAGGGGCCGGGGCATTCGGGCGCATACGGCCACCCATACCTGCGAAACGGCCAGAAAGACCACCGAGACGGTCCTTGATGGCTTCTTTCATGTTTTCCATGCCGCGAGGCTCGCGCATCGGACGGTCGCCTCCCATCGGGCCACCCGGAGGCATTCCGGTTGCTCCTACGGGGCTTCCAGCGCCACCAAAGCCACCATAGCCACCCATGCCACCAGCACCGCCAAACTGCAACGGACCGACACGGAAGTCAGACGGGCGCGGTTGCGGGGCGGGCATGCCGGTTGCGACCATGCCACCTTCGGCATAAGGCTTGGGCTTCTGAGGCTTAGGAGCGGGCTTTGGCTTGGGTTTCGGGGCATCACCCATTGCTTCTGCCATCCGGCGGTTGCGGTCGGCAACGCGCTCGGCCATCGACATCGGCTTGGGTGCGCCACCTGAAGCATATTTGGATTTCTTTTTCATGGTCATTTCTTCTTCTTCTTGGCCCGGCGGGCTTCGGACAGGGCGATAGCGACAGCCTGCTTTTGATTCTTCACGACCGGCCCTTTCTTGCCGGAGTGGAGGTCGCCTTTCTTGAATTCCTTCATCACTTTCTCAACCTTTTTCGGGTTGGCTTGACGAAGTTCGTTGGGTACAACTTTGCCGGGCGGGCGGGCGATTTGCTGGCCCATGCTGGAACGACCAATTGCCATGTCTGAATCCTCATCTTTGCGGAACAAAATCCAACGCCCAATCTTTTGGGCAACTCGTTTAAACCACTGTATCACTTGCGGCCTCCTTTGGCTTTCGCTGATTTCGGTTGAAGATTACCGCCTTGCCGGTGCGAAGACTTCTCGCTCTGGGGACGGAGATTACCTCTGCCTGTACTACCACCACGACTGAGCGGCGTCTTGTGGTCAACAACCTTGCCATCACCCTTGCGCACGACACCCTCACGCATGAGTTCCCGGCGAGCCGCATTGCGCTTCGCACGGTCCTTCACTCGTTGCGGGTCTTCATTCAGACGCTCGCGGGTGTAGTTGCGGGAGGAGGCCTTTGCCATATCAGCGTTTCCGGCCCTGCGGTTTGCGTATCACGCCGCCTTTGGCCTTCTTGTCCGTGAATTTCTTGGAAATGGCAGGAAAGGTTTCCTGTATTTTCTTGCCAATGTCTTCGGTTGGCTTGCGCAATTTGGAAAGATTGTCGCGCAGTTTCTCACCGAAATCTTTCTCCGGCTTTTTGGGGTACGGCTTTTGACCTTTGGGCATGTGAATCTCCTAGCGGTGTTTCGCGGCCTTCGCCGCAATCTTTTTGGGTTGGGGAACGAACTGTTTGCCTTTGGCGTTACCAGCCGCTTTGGCGCGGTTGGTTGCGGCCTTTTCAGCGGGACTGAGCGCCTTCCACGCACTGTCAGGGAGGTACCGTTTCTTGCCCTTTGACGGCGAGCCATCGCTGGTGCGCCATTTCTGGTTGGTCCATTCCTTGAGAGAGCGTTGCGGGTCTTTCACGACTTGTAGCCTCCGCCCGATGCTTTGTACTGGCGTGCCAGCAGTTGAGCCTTTCGGGCAGACCATTCGCCGGGGTCTCCGCCGCTGGAGCCTGCCTTGATTTTCTTGAACAGCTTTTCACGCATGCCCGGCTTCGTGTAAACGCCTGCTTTGTTGACCTGAGATTTCTTCTTGGTCACCATCGCCGTCACCACTTAACCTTGTGGCTCCAGTACCGGGCAGATAGCTTGTCCGGGCTGGCGTCCTGAGCATTGTGACGGGCGTAATACGATTTCTTGCGGGCCTTGTCTTTGGCTGATGTCGGGTTCTTACCAGCACCCTGAACGCCTTGCTGGCCGAACCGGATGGTCTTCACCTTGTCGCCGGACTTGGCGACCACGACATGCGATTTCTTTGGGTGGCCGGGCGTGCGCTTCGGCTTGTTGAAGCCGGATACGCCAGCACGGGTCAGTCGAGAGTCTTTCATATCTCCTCCTGAACCAGTTTAAGCCCAAGCCGCTCGAAAGCGGAGAATGGATTGTCCGTACTGACATCGGATTCCGACACAAGTTTTTTGCATGCCGCCAGACTGAACAAAGCGCCCTTCTCTTGGCATTTTGCGTGCAAAGCCTCGCCACTACCCATCGCGTCCCAAAACTCCGAGGCGATGAAGCCGGTCGAGCAGTAATGGGTGGCCGGGGCCGAGCCGGAGGCCGACAGGGGCGCTGAGAACATGCCAGAGCCGCCGGACGACAATCCGGAGGCCAGCGCACGCGCCGTGGCTACATTGGCACTGGTCACAATCAGAGTGGCGAATTTGACATCAGGCATCAGAATGACACTCCCGTTCGTAAGGCGACCCATTTCTCGCATGCGGTAATCTGAGTTGCGGTCAGGGTTTTGTTGACAATCACACCGCCGAAATCAAGGCCGTTGAATGGAAGCGATGTGCCTGCACGCCGACCAAAATACAGCGGATAATTGCCAAGATTTCCAGTTCCTTCGTCAACCGCTGAAGTGCCAATTTGTACGCCATTTGCCCGAAGAGTATTCACATCGCCAGCGATGTCGCCAATCAAGGTCATTACCTGCCTGTATGGCGCAGTGTACCCGGCAACCGTTCCGGTTCCGCCAGCAAGCGAACCTCGAACGCGATGTCCGATATTATTTGCGCTTTCCGGCATTGAAATATAGAAAGTTCCAGCGTTTGCGCCGACATTCACACTGCTTTCGACAAATATTGCTGAAGATGCGCTTGCCAGACATTGTGCGCCCATGCAGACAAGCAACTTATCGCTCGCGCTCATGTCAATCGATGAAGTCAGCATGCCGTCATCGGTGCCGTCTTGTTGCAGGCCGTAAGGCGCGGTGACGGAACCGGAGGAGACATTCACGACAGATACATTGTCAAGCGTAAAACTGGTGGCCGTTCCCGCCGAGATGATAAACGCTAATCCTAGCGTTGGGCCGGTTACATTATTCACATAGCGCGTGTATGTTCCGTTGGCGCTTATTCCAACAGAGCCATAAGTAATGTCGCCATTCGTTGTGTTTCCGATTGATAAATTGCTCAAGTTTGTTGCGCCTGAAAATCCCGTTACCGTAAAAGTAATTAAGTAGCTTCCGGCGCTAACGGTAAGCGCCTGCCGAAGCCGCGCCGTTCCGGTCGTCCCATTGTTCATAGTCACGGTTCCGCCAGAAGCCGTGGTCGTTGCTGGGGCGGTGTCAGGATTCGTCCATCCGGTTAAACCGCTTGCAAAGTCACCATTAGTGACAAGCGTGCCACCAGTCGGCGTGCCACGAAGGGTCGGGCGCGAAGTGGAGCTGGACTGGTAGCGATGGTTGCCTAATACTTTTTTTATCGAAACATTATCAATGGACGCGGTTGTGGATGCGCCAGTTGAAACAATGAAGAAGTTTACGCCAATGGCTGTAAATCGCTCTGTGTATGTTCCGGGCGATGATTTTGTTGGGAGGTTTTGGCTTCCGTCATGGAGATATAATCCTCCGGCGGATATGGATGTGATGGTCCAAGTAACTTCGTAAAGACTGCCAACAGTAAGAATGCCTGAGCTGGCTCTTAAAAAACTAGTGTTTGGGGAGGCCGTAAAGTTTCCGGTTCCGTCAGAAATAGTTACTGTTGCGCCACTTTTCGTCCACCATGTATCGGTGGAAAAATCGCCATTTACGGCAAGCTCCGGACCAAGCACCAAGCCCTGCGATTTATCCAATTGCAAGCCAACAGGTCCGTTGATTACGGCTTGCGTGGACCCTGTAAAATCAGAGTAAAAGGTACTGAGGTCGTTGTTGTCGAACAAAACGCCGACAGCACCGTCCGTGAAGAGCGATGCCGGGTTGAACGGCACGCTCACGAACTTTTCCACGCCGAGACCGAAGCCGAGCGACATATCAGTAAATCGTCACAAGGCCGGTGGCAGTGGTTCCGGTGGACCACACCCGGACGACTTGCACCGGCAGGATGGCTCCGGCCTGAACATTACCGAATACGATTTCATCGCCGTTGGCCGTGGTGACTTTCACATTGCCCGCCACGCCGCCGACATAGACCACAGAGGGGTTTCGGAGGTTGGTGGTGTCACTGAGAGTCGCCGAGATTGCTCCGGCGGGATACATCGGAAAGGTGGGACTGTAATTGGTTTTGATACCCATGTCGTACTCCTTGTTGGATTACGATTACAGAGTGACGCTGGAGTACAGAGCAATGTACTTGGTAACGCCGCCGATGCTCACGGGAATGAAGCCGATTTGCGCCGAGACCAGACCGGAAGCCGCAGTGGCCGCGCCGGAGATGGTGATGGAGCCGATGGTGGCGCTGGTCGCTTCAATGTTGCCTTCAAAGCCATTGTCGGAAGCAACCGGACCGGAGAAAGTGGTACGAGACATAGTTTAAACCTCACATGCGAGTTCAGTGCGCTCGTCTGCATGTCGTCAGCCGGGTCTGTCGGGCGCACCGGATGGTCCCGGTACTATGATTAAACGCTTTCGTGTGGGAGTTGTCAAGTAAAGAAAAGCCCCCAATGAAGGGGGCTTTCCATGTGACGCTGTGACGCTGTGGTTATCAGGACGAACCCGGCGAACCGTAGATGCCCAGCGGGTCCGACACGCCGAACGAATAACGCTCGCGGGCCTTGTAGCGGACATTGCCGGTATCGAAGTCGCCATCCATGCCGGTGGACATGGCGGAACGAACGAAGTGCTTCATGCCGTTCGGAACATCGGTGATGATGAAGAAGGCGTTGGTATCCGTCAGATAGTGATTGACGGCATAGCCTTCCGGAATCGCACCCATGTTCTTGATGGCATTGATGTCGTTGTCGGCGGTTGCGGTGCGGAGACTGGTCTCCATCAGGCGCTCGGCCACGAACATCAGGTTGGACGGAACGATGAGACGGCGCGGACGGGCGGCGATGAGCAGACCGCGCTCATCGGTGTAGTTCGCAATCTGGATGATGGCGTCTTCCAGAGAAGTCTCATTCAAGTCAGCCGCGACAGCCGGGCGGTTGGCATTGGTGCCACCGTTGACCAGCGGGTGAGCGGTGCTGAACAGGGTCACACCATCGCCGGAGCGGAAGGTGGTGAAGCCGTTGTTGAGCAGAGCCGCCGCTTTGACTTGCTTGGTGTTTGCCATACCACGGGCCAACGCTTTGGTGTAGCGAGCGGAGAGCTGGTCGTACAGGTTGTCTTCGATTGCCTCTTCGGTAATCGAGAAACCCATCGCAACCGTTTCGTGGTTGTAGCGGGCAACGAAGGCTTCCTGCGCGTTGTCATACGCGATGGCTTGACCTTCTTGTTTAACCGGAGCGGTGCCGAAGCCGGAGAGTTTGACCTCTTCTTCAAAGGCCTTTTCCGATGATTCGGTTTCGTAGATGAGCGTATGCTCTTCTTCGTACCGTTCGTACTCCAAACCAAACAGAGCGTTAAGCCCCGGCAGGAGTTCCTTCAACATCTGAGCGCGTGAAATTGCCATGAGTTCGCTCCTTAAGCGGTAACGCTACTGTAGTAGCCGTGGGTGAGGACATTCAGCTTGACCAGCAGTTCACGGTACACGGTGAACACAACGGTCGAGCTGGCCGGGACGGCGGTGACACCGCCGGGAACAGCGATGGCGGCATTCAGCGTAATGCTGGTGTCACCTGCGGCGGCGGCGGTATCCACGAACGAACCGGTTTGAATCAGTTCACCGTTGGATGCGTAGTACGCCACGCTGGTACCGACCGGAATGGCCTGCGGACTGCCCGAACCGGTGAGGGTCAAGGTTGCGCCAGAGGACGAGCCGGTTGCCACGAAGCTGAACGAGGTCTCTTCGACCAAGCCCACGCAACGCAGGGGCAGGATGGTGGACACAGGGGTATCGACCGGAGCCAGAATGGCGTTGGCCGAGTTGCCGGTGTTCACATTGCCGGAGTTGTCAATTGCGGACAGGTTGGTGCCGACCAGAGCGTAAGCGCCGGAGGCCATGACCACGCCGGACGAACAGACAGCCGCTTTGTACACGGTATCCGGGTCGTCATTGATGTACGCCACAGCATCACCAGCCAGCGTGGAAGCGGGCCAGTATTGCGAGAAGCGTTTCTGCTTGGTGACAGGGTCCGTGTACGAGCAACCCAAAAAAACACCAGTGACAGCGTTGGACGCGGTGGTCGCGCCAATTGCCGCACGGGTAGCGGAACCTCGAACGACTTTCACGAAATCACCATTGAAGATGTCCGTGGCGTAGCCGTATTGAATCGGGTACATACGGGTCGAACCCGCAAAGACCTGACCGCCGATAAGGTTAATCGGCTCCAGCCCATAAGGGGCGTTTACTTCGGTGCCAGATGCCATGTTGAATACCTCTTGAAAAGGATGGGATTAAGTCGTTCTTACGAACGACCGAACGATGTCCGCGTACTACGCTCCGGATTGAGGAGCGGCATGCGGGGGTCGCCTTCCCGAAGGAAGGAACGGTCCACGCCTTCGATTTGCCTGTCCGAAAGTTCTTGGTAATACTGCTGGCGTGACTTCATCATGTTTTCCGGGGCTTTGCACAAGAGCAGTCCACCCACTTCGATGTTCCCCTTGAATTGGGAATTGTGGTCGGACAGGATTTGAAGTTCCGGATAATCTTCGGCTTTGACGGCAACCCAACCTTCACGCATCATGCGAGAGACATTGGTGTTGTCGGCGCGACCGAGTGACGAGGTTCGTACCCAGCGGTGTACCCAGCCCTCACGGGGTTCGGGAACCGGAAGCGAGGATTGCGGTAGCCATGTGTCCGTTGCACGGACTTCATCTTTCCGCTCTACTCGTACTGTGCGCTCTTCAGCCATTGTTGCTCTCCTTGATGAGTTGTTTGGCGTACTGCTCCGAGGTAAGTCCAAGTCGTTTAGCGAGAGCGACTTGCGTGGAGGTCAGTGTAATTCTGCGCGGCGTGGATGCACTGCTTCGTTTGGAAGGTGCCACGACCGAGGATGGTTGGCGTTGAGGGGTCTGCCGCTGTTGCGGCTCCTGCTCAAAGTGTTCGGGGAATCGAGTCCGAACGGCCTCGTCAATTGCATTGTAGTATTCTTCCGTATCCGGAGTAATACCTTCATCACGAACCAGTCGTTCGTGAACACCGTAAGCCAGTGCCGTCATGTCCTTGTTGCCTTTCGGACCAAACCACGAATTGCGCTCGGCCCATTTGAGAGCTTTCTCGCTGGGAGCGGGCGGGGTGTACTGCGGTTGCTGTGGTTGAGCCGCTTGGGCCGGGGCTTGAGCGGGGACTTGCGATTTCGGTCGTGACTGGAGCGTGCGTTCGTGCTTTTCAGCTTCACGGAATTCGGTGGTCGCTGTCAGGAGTTCTTCCTGTGCGGCGATGATTTTGTCGGTGTCGCCCTGTTCGTAGGCTTCCCGGTACTTGGATTTTGCGGCGTCCAACTGAAGCTGGGCGCGGGTTTTGATTTGATGGACCAGTGCGCCTTCGCCGCGTTGGATGAGACCCTGATACTGCTGGTTCTCAGCTTGCAGACGCTGGGCGTAGCTGAGAGCTTCCTCTCGCATGCGCTCGGCGGCTTCGGCCCGGCGGTCGGCTTCACCTTGTTGCCACTTCAGCTTTCCGATGCGCTTGCGCACCTTCTCGCTGTAACCGGCCAGTTCATCGTCATCATGGTCATCTGTCGCTCCGCCAGCCTTTTCGGGCTTCCGGGGCAGGTCATCGATAATATCGACCACGATGTCGTTGTCTTCTGTTTCAACGGGTTTTGCACCGGGGCGTTCCACGGGAGCCATCACGCCAAAAAACTTGTCTTCAGAGCTTGTCATACTTTCACCACAGAGCGCGGGTCTTCAACCGTTGCCTCCACACTGTCATCGTTGATGAGACGAAACTCCTTGCCATGCACCTTGAAGCGGGTGCCGCTGTACGAGCGCATCACAATCCAATCGCCGACTTTGCAGTACGGCCCGGACGGAAAGCGAGCTTCGGATTTAAACGCATCCGGTCCCATCTCGATGACGAACCCGACAATGCTTCCGACCTCTTCATTCTGAACGGTCTGGCTGGACTTGATGATACCGCCTTCGGTTTTTTCCTCGACATCCGGGAGTGCGATGAGGAGTTTGTAACCTGTTGGCTTGGGGAGCTGACTTGCTGTTTTGGTGTCTTCTTCTGACATTTTATCCTCGCACCGGAGAGTTAGCATGCCGGAGTCATGTTTGCACTGCGTTATGCAGTGAATTCGTTACTGCGTTTAATCATCTTGCAATCTTTTCTCGATGTCAAGTATTTCTCGCTCGGCCACGGCCAAACCCTCGATTTTCCCGCAACAATGGCGGTATTCCTCGATATTGGCGCACCCGCCCCCGGCGATGTGGTCGGCGAGGGAGTTCATCTCCTCACGGATGCGCTTGCGGACGAAACCGGTCACAGTATCATTTGTCATTCGTTATCTCCACCACTTTGAGGCGGCTTGCTCTGGTCGATTTGCTTGTTCCGGAGGCGCAAGTCCTCCTGCTTGGAGAGCATGTCCATGCCCAGACGCATACCGGCCTCTTTGGCCTGATTGGCGACCTGTTCCGCCGAAATTCCCTGCTGACCGCGTGTTTTGGCAATATCCACGCCCAAACGGGTGCCTTCGATGCGTTCTTGGGACTTGATGCGCTTTTCGTCCGTCATGGCCTTGAGCTTGGCTTTTTCGAGGTCGGCGTTGAGTTTCGCCATCTCGCGCTGGTTCTTGTCCTGCATTTCCTGTTTCTTGAGTTCCAGCTTCTGGATTTCCAATTGCAGGATGGGGTCTTCGGACTCCGCCGCGTTCTTTTCGGCCTGCGCTTCGGCTTGGTCCTTGCCCAGTAGTTGGTCGGCGGCAGGGCCAACCAGTTGCGACAACCGGTATTCGATGTCTTCGGGCAGGGGTTCGTCCGGCGGTGGCAGGGGAACACCGAGCTGTTCTTCGATTTCCTTGCGGTACTGGAAGGCCACATGTTCCGCGATGTGCGCCTGCATTGCCGCCGCCATGAGTTGCGCGTTCGGGCTTTGCGCGGCCAGCTTCTGGATTTTCGGGTCTTGCATGAAAGCCATGTGGGTCTGGATGTGCGCTTCGTGGTCTTGGTAGATAAACGCCTTGACCGGCTTTTGATTCAGCACATTCATGTTTTCCGATACCGGGTCGGTTGGCACCGAGTCCTTGAGCGGGATGACTTCATCGACATCGGCCAGACCCAGCGCGTCCAGCATCTGACGGTGCAGGAGCGGGAGGTCGTAAATCTGTGGCGCGGCCTGTGCGAGCTGGAGCGCGGCTTGGTATTTCATAATCCGTTGCGCCATCGTACCGGCGTTCGGGTCGGACACGGGGATGACATCGATGTTGTCGCTGAAATCCTCTTTGGTCATGTCCTGACCTTTGGTTTCATACGGGTACTCGTCCGGACCGTAATCGCGCACGATGTTGGAGATGAGTTTAAACTCCTTCTTCATCGAAGCGTGTAAACGGGCCTGCACGGCACTCATCACCTTCATCGAGCGTTCCAGCAGTGCCAGCGTGGTGCCGACCGGGGCTTCCGAGTTCATGTCGGAGACCTTCATGTCGGCCTGCGAGGCAAACCGGCGTCCTTCGTCAATCAGGTTGCCAAGCAATTGGTACAGGACGGTGGACGGCTCTTTGTACGGCAGGAACGAGATGTTGTCGCGGAGCGAGCCGGAGGGGATGTCCACATCGCGGAATTCGCCCGGCATGATGGGCGTGTCGTCACCTTTGATGCGCAGGCCACGGGTTTTCAGTCCGCCCGGCAGGTTGGAAAGGGTGCCTGCGTCCACCAGTTGGCGGAGGATGGAGGTGGCCGATTTTGCCAGACCGCCGACCATATGCACCAAGCCAAAACCGTAAAAGCCAAATCCGGGGAGGTAGGTGTATTGGACGAAGTGTTGACGGCGCTTTTTGAGTTCGTCATCGGCATACCAGTTGCGGCGGATGGAAAGGACGGTGCGGCTCGACAGGTCGATGGTGATGACATACGGCAGACCGATACCGGTCGGCTCGCCATCGATTTCATCTTCAAAGCCGGGCAGGTCGTAATCGACAATCATTTCGAGCAGGGTGTGGCGCTCATCAAGGTCATACGGTTTGGATTCGCCGTTGAGCTTGTCGTAGGTCCGTTGGATTTCGTCCATGTCCGGCGCGGAGTCCGGCACCTCGACATCACGATAGAAGCCACTGACTTGCAGTTTGCGCAATTCGTTGTGGGTCTTCTTCATCATGTGCGTGGCACGCTCACAAGTCAGAAGGTCGGTTGTTCCGTAAGACACCACGAAATCTTGGGCAGGCACGAAGATGGAGGTCGGACGACCCAGACTCTCATCGTAGTACACCTTGCGGAAGGCGGAACCGGCCAGCGGGAGCGAGAACAGCATGCGCTCGGTTTCGGCGCGGTATTCGCTCATGCGTTCGGTAATCAGGAAGTTCAGGTATTCTTTGACGCGCTCGGACTGTTTAATCCTGTCGCGGGTCACATCACCGACAATCTTGGTGACAACCGGGCCTTTTGCCGGGAAAATCTCTTGAATGGCCTGCGCCTGAAAACGAACCACGGCTTCGGCCAGCATCGGGTGAAACACACCGCACGCGCCTTCCCACGGCTGGGTGCGTTCTTCGATTTTCAGACCCAGCAGGTCCAGACCCTTCATGTAGGTCTCTTCCCACTCTTTGCGGGAAGTCTTGTCGGATTTGAAATCGGCAACCAAGTCGTTGGCAATTTTGCCAAGCTCGGTGTCGGATAAAAATTCGGCGAGGTTGGCGTCATGCTCTTCCCCGCCGGATTCGTCTTCAGGCTCTTCGCCGAGTTGTACCATCACGCCACCATCAGGCAGTTCAATGGTAATCGCGCCGTCATCGCCTTCAATGACAGGCATATCAAAATCAACGGGCAAGCCGCTCGATGTGTTCCCGGTAGTCGGGGTTAATGCGCGGTCAACTGGCACAGACTTTCTCCTGAGTGTTTCTTAGCATTCTTTGAACTTGCCACCTTTCACTGCGGCACCCATACCTTTGGCAACAGCGCCACCAGAGGCATACTTCAGTGAGCCACCTTTCGATTTGCGCACATCTTTGCCATCAAGAACTTTCTTGATGATGCGTTTGCTGTCTTTCGGAACTTCTTTGGCTTCAGAACTTGCGGTACGACCTTTCATCAGTAATACTCCTTTTTGCGGCGGTAAATGGGTTCATCCATTGCATCGGACTGCAAGGACACGAAGCCGCCCCGTCTAAACCGCATGAGCGCCTGCGTGCTGGAGTCCACATAGTCATCATGCTCTCCGGAGGGGAAAGATGCAAACTCTTCAACCACTTCCTCGGCAAACCGCGTCTGTGGTATCCAGATTCTACCACTGCTGAACATATCTGCAACGGCGTTTACACGGGCTATTTTGTCGTTACCCCGTGACGGTGTGAAGTCGGTGACAGCGATACCCATTGCCCGTAGCTCAAAGATGAGCGGGGTGCCTGCGGCTTTGGCCTCAATCAGCACATTGTCGGGTTGCCAGTAGTTGTACATCTCCAGCGCCCGTTTCTTCAGGGTCGGGAATTCCATCTTCTCCCGGTGGGCATCGAGCAGGATGATGTTGGCCTGCATGTTCCCGTTGTCGTCCGGGTGGTAGAACACGCCCCATGTGGTGCAGGCGGAGTAGTCGGCCCGCTGGGTTTTCAGGAACGCGGTGTCCCATGACTGAATCAGGTACTGACACGGCGGAGGCTCTTTTTGTTCCCAGAGCTTCCACCACTCGCGTTTAACCAGTGCCGCGCCTTCGGACACCGGATTCTGCTGATACTGGGCTTCCCACTTGTGAATCGGGATTTCGGCCTTGATGGCCTCCAGCTCCTCGATGGGCCAGAACTCCGGCCAGAGCGGGTTCCCAGAAGGCATGATGGCCGGGAACTCAATGACCTCCCACTCATCAACACCACTGCGCATCGAAGACGCCTTCAACACTTGACCAATCAGGTCACGCTTGGACCAGCGGGTCGCAATTATCACAATTGCGCCGCCGGGCTGAAGGCGCTGACGGGGGCCGGAGGTGTACCATTCGTAGGCATGGTCGAAAACCGCCGGGTCGCCGGACTGGCCTTCCTGTTCGTCATGCGGGTCATCGATGATGAGCAGGTCGGCACCTTTACCGGTCACGGCACCGCCGATACCGATGGCGAAGTAGCTTCCGCCGTTGCTGGTATCCCAGCGTCCTGCCGCTTTGGAGTCACTGCGAAGCTCCAATTCGGGGAAAATGTCCTTGTATTGGTCCGTATCGACCAGATTTCGCACCTTTCGACCGAAACCCACGGCCAACTCGGCGGTGTGGGAGGCCTGAATCACCTTCTTGCCCGGATACTGCCCCAAAAACCACGCTGGCAGGTGGAACGAGCCAAATTCGGACTTGGTATGCCGGGGTGGCATGCAGATGATGAGGCGTTTCAGGGTGCCATTGGCAATCGCCTCAAACTTCTCGGCCATAATCCGGTGATGACGGCCAGAAATGAAGCCCGGCCAGACCTTCTCAACGAACGGGATGAACTTGGTGCGACACAACTCGCGCTCTGAGGCCTTCTCGTACTCCGCCAGAAGCCCGGCAAACTCTTGCTGGCTCTCTGGAGGCAGACTGCGTATCCTCTGCACCAACTCTGGCGTCAATCCCATCTAAAAACCTCGTTTTTGCAGGGCGCAATAGCCCCGTTTCCAGCATATTTCCAAAGACTTCTATGTAGATTACACCGTGTAATGAAAAAGGGACCGAGAACTGAGTCAAAACCCACTTCTCTAATCCCTTTTAACACCTTATGACTCAGAGTACCGATGTGGAC